GATTTTGAAGAAACTTTATAATCCTTGCACTCTGCACAAGTATATTCATCTCCAATACCTGGTAATTGATTAATATTATCATCTCCAGTAGAAACCATACCACCAAGACGTTTCTGTAAGTCGAATGTACTATCTTTAATTCTTCCATTCTTAAAGTCATACGCTACTTTAAATAGAGCAGGGTGACCAGAATAACATCTGTAGCACTCTTCTGAGCATACTATAGACTTATTTGTAATATCAGATAATATCATGGCTATAGCTAAGCTTCTTGCAGCCTACATTCTTAATGCCTTCTGATAAGGATTTACTTCCTTTCCTGGAGTTTCTGGCCAATTCTACTAATACATAATAGACTGTAAAGCAGCTATTTGATTTTCGTCAAGAATATCAGAATCTAAATTAAATATAGAATTCTTATCTTCTTTACCTACCTTTATCTCTCCAGTCTAAAAATCAGTCAAATCAATTCTTTTTACAATGCCTAATCTTTCAGCATTCTCTATAGCATGTTTTGTTTGTACAGCTAAAGTTAAAGCCATTCTATTCTTTCTTTCCTAAAGTGGTAAGTCAAAGAACTCTTGATTAGCTATTCTTAAATTTTCAGCTGAAGACTTATTTGGATCATTTATGTAAACCATTTCTAATCCATTTTCAGTCTACTTGTATATTGATTTCAGCGATAAGAATCTTGTTCCATTTGGTTCAACATTACCTTTCTGTGTATGATAGTTAACAATCTTCTCTGAATCTGTAAGTACATGTAAACCTTGCTTTTCATAACCTGGGATATCTTCATATCCAAGCTATTCCATTGTTTGCTGTATACATAAACGTTCAGTATCAGCATATTCAAGCATCTATTGTATTAAGTCATCAGATGGTCTAATGAAGTACTCATCTACAACTTTCATCATGCTACCATAGTTATATACCTGTACTGTTTTGTTTCCATTTTCATCATTACCAGTAGAGAATTGCATACCTGGAAGCTTAAGACCACTCATTACTACATATGTACTCTTATCTGATAATGTAGGGAATACAAAGTAATTCTGTTGGAGCATTGATAGCTTAGCCATGTAATCCTATACAGTAGTTTGATCATTATAAGCACTACCATTATCATTAAAGTTATCGGTCTTAAAACCAATGTATGTATGTAGTTTTAACTCTAAGTCTTTTTGGTTTAGAATCTTCTTCAATATCATAGATCCTCTATTAATGCCATCAACATTAACTACATTATAATCAAAACCTAATGTAACTTTTAATGTTGGGTTTTCTGGATCGTTTGAATTAAGGGCTTGTGTTATATGAGATATGGCATTGTTTTGTGATATAGTAAATAACTTCTTACCATCAAATGATAATGCTTGTTTGCTAACAACGTTTCTATTTCTCATACTCTTATACTTAGCAAGCATTGATATAAATCCATTAGTAGGATACATATTCAATACAAGTTTCTGATCAATGTTACCATTTTTATCTACAACAGAACTTAATGTATTTATGAAAGAGTCTATAGAATTTAAACCCCTACTATTCAACAACTGGAATAATGCTTCATTATATACAGAGCCATACTTCTTAGATAACATGTAATCCAAATCAGCTTCATTAAACATGATACCGATATTGTTTAACGCTTTTATAAAGTATTGTTTTATAATCTTGAAGTCAGATGGATCGTTGAATGTATATGTATTACCTTCAAGCTCTATCTATCCATTATCAAGACCAGACTTCTCTCTAAGTTCATTTATAAAGTTAGCAGTCTTTGAGAATATATCATTTCCATTAGTACCGCCAAATCCATCATTGAACTAAAGATTACCATTTACTTTAACTCTATTAAATACACCAACCTATCCATTTACTAAGAATGTATTCCAAGATCTTGGTATAACCATTTGATCTCTTTCCATAGAAGACGCTTTAATATCTATCTGCTTACCACTATCTTGAGATATAGACTTAGCAAATATATAGTCTATCTATTGACTCTAAACAGCTTGTAGCAACTATATAGCAAATGATTCTTTGTCATAGTTAACATCTACAACATTACCTTTTTCGTCATACTTATACATTCCGTCTACTATCTTATGTAGTTTAGCACTAAGCTGCATATACATAGGATCGTATTCTGATGCTTTAGCGTCGATACCTCTTACTAAATCGTATATATTATCAACATCTCCTAAGTCGTCAACAATTGTATTATATACTTGCTTCAAAGGCATAAATGTAGGCTCACAGAACTCATTCAAATCAAGATCGTATACCAAATATTTTTTACCTTTCTTATCGGTCTATACATTTGAATAAACAAGAGTAGACAATACAAACTTCACGCTCTTTGATACAGAGTCTAGCTTATCGAACTCATATGAAGCTCTATCGAACTTATCAATATTAGCTTTCTGTATAATATCGTCAACATCGTTGTTATCTTCTGGATTCTCCTTTAATCTACTTCTAACATCTCCAACTATCTCATTACAGTAATCTGCAACTAAGTTTTGGATCGCAGCAAATTTAGGATAAACTACAACTTTTTCTGTCTTTAAAGTAGTAACACCGTCTTTTGTATGTTCTACTTCTTTAGTATGAGTTTCAGCTGTAAATATCTCTCTAAATGCCATGTTTATATAATCAGGTTCAACACCTGGCTATAAATCATATCCGCAAAGTCTATCAATAGTCTTTTGTGGTAAGTTTCTAAGAGTATTGTTATCTATAATAATTCTATCTCTTGAACCAAACTCAAGGTTCTTGTTTTCAAGTATATTAAAAGCAAGAGCTCTTACCATCTCATTAACATCAGAAGAGTTGTTCAGATATTCAAATTCAGCAGACTTCTTAGTATCATTATTTGTAACCTTGTAGTAAAGTGTATCACCAAACAACTTATTGAATCTATCCTTCTTTTCCTTACTTATCTTAGCATTAGCATACTTTCCTTTGTTTGTATCTCTATACAGCTAAAATAAGTTACGAAGAGTATTAAATCCATAATTTCTTCCAACACCAATATAGAATCCTATAGTCTTAAATAATGGCTTTATCTTAGAGAAGCCTTTACTTTCTTTAAAGCTCTACCAGTTAGACATATAGTCTACAAACTGATCTGCTAAACCTTCAGCTACGTCTCTATCAGATAATGATTTGCTATTGTAAGATCTATAAGAATCATATAAAGATTGTCTTAGTTTATCATCTACACATAACTCTAAAACCTTATGGAATGCCTCATGATAAGCTGTAGACATTGGAGCATATCTTGATAATTTTATAAGCTCAGTTGTACAAACACCTATAGCAGCCTAATCCTAAGTGATCTATTCAAGATACTTTTCATGCTCTTTAGTAAATTCAACTCTACCATTTGAGCCTAATACTTTGTCAAAATAGCTCTAAACACCATTTATATAAGCAGCTTGTTGAACCGTATTTCTATCATTAACAATGTTAAGAATGTCGCTTATTTCAAATAGTCTACCATTTCTTTCAGATGATATCTTTTGAATTTGCTCTATAGTATTTACAACTCTACCACGTCTTCTATCTTGAACAGTTTGACTTGGCTTAAAGTTTTCTTTAGAATCAACACTTGGTTTAACCTTATCTTCAAGTCTAAGATTACTTATATTTATCTATCTATAGCCTAAAGACTTAGCTCTTGTGTATATTATACCATTTCTAATCAAATAGCCTAAGTATGTAGAACCAATAGTACCATCGTCATTCTTGTGTGTAATATCATCTCTATTGAATGATAATCCATTAGGAAGTGTTATATGCTGTTTATCATTACTAAAAGCATTTGAGATCTATCTAAAGAGTACATTGTCAGAAGAAGATAAGTTCTAATTAAGAAGTGTGGCATCAAAGTGTAACTGTTGCTTAGAGATTATACTCTGTAAAATTGGAGCGTCTTTAAATACATTGTACGTATTCTATCCTATTTGAATATTTCCGCCTTCTCCAAGAACAACCATGTTGTTTATGTTGTTATATTTAGAAAGCTTCTTCTTGTTATCAAATACGTAAAGCATTTGTTTTACCATTGATAGAGTATCAAATCCATCTATGTTGTTCTGTCCATTATAATACTTCTATAACAACTCTACAACATTCTTAGCTCTACTATCACCGATTGTTTGAGCGTTAAATGTAACACCTATCTTATCATTACCAACTTTATAGTAGTATACAATCATACCACTACTTGTCTTAAGCACTTGTTTAGTAAACTTATCATCAAATCTACCAAGAGTCTAATCAAGATTATCTCCAGTTGACACGTTGTACATTACAACACCAGTCTTATCGTTTGTAACGAATGTAGTAACACCGATACCGTCTTTTGCTGATAACTTGATAGTATATAAATCATGCTTGTTTTGCTCATTAGCAAATACAAAACTATCACTTATATTTATCTAACTACCTGGAGTTGAATACATGACAGAACCTTTATTTGTTGTTACATCAAAAGCAATCTTTTTATCTGGATGTCTTTTAACGTAATCAGCCATAGCTAAATACTTCTTCTAAAATCTCTTTCTTCCTTCATTTATACCAGAAAGAATTTCAAGATCTCTTTCATCAGCATTTGGAAAGTCACTTAAGTCGTCATGGAATGATAACTCACAGAATCTTCTTTTATCCTCTTTCTTGCTCCAATAGTTAACGCTAAGCATAACCTGTCCATTCTTAGTATAAAGATTGAAAATAGTATGCTTATTGTCGTCTGTAACCTCTTCATTAGTTCTATAATCATCAAGGAAGTCACCTTGTGTAGACATTGAATAGTAATGACCATTACTTCTCATATCTTTAAAAGATGGAGAAGTCTTTGTAGATCCACCATATCTATCAATATGTCTAACTGGCATTCTTTGAATCTTTTCAGCTTCAGTTATTGCAGCAGTATCATACTTCTCATCTGGCTCAATACTATACTTGTAATAGAAATCTTCATAGAGCTTATTACCTTTCTATACTGCTTTACTTAATAGAATCTTTAAAGGCTCTTCTTGTGTTTGCTCTACATAATTAGCAGCGTTGTCAAGTAAGACTTTAAAGTGATTAGTAAATGCACTACTATAGAACTAAATTAATGTTTCATCATTTGATATATCTTCTAACACATGCTCCTCTAAAGTATCTATCCATGTTTTAATCTGGTTAAAATACTGTAAAGCTACAGGAGTGTTACTATCTGATGTTGGTTTATCAAACTGAATAAGCCACCACTTAGGTATGAATAAAGACTTTTTGCCAAAAGCTTCTTGATTTGATACAACAAAGTCAATTGCAGAAGTAACAAGTTGCTGTTCAGCAGTAACATCTACATCTCCAGTTTCATCATTTAGTAAAACATAATTTATAGATAACTGAGCTTCAGCTATAGCCTAATACAATCTATTTACATTCTCAATCTCTTGTACATTAGATGGCTTTAAACTTGGCACAATGCTTAATATTCTATCAAGCTGATGGCAATTATCTTCCATCTATTGATAAAGAGCATCCTGACTTTCTCGCGCTTCCTAAAGATAATCAAAGTCTATACTATCTATTATAGCTTGCTCTTCACTTGTTTTGTTCTATACGTTTTCACTTAATCTATGTTCTTGCTGATTCAACAGCTCTTTGATATTGTCGATAGCTTGTTGTAACTGCTTTATATAGTTTTCGCTAAGCTATACATCATTGAACTATTGTAATTGTAAGTATTCAGACTTTGAGTTAAGCTGATCGTTTATACCATTGTATTCATCTACAAGTTGCTTTGCTTTCTCTTCGTTCTCCTTTAGCTTCTTTTGCTTTTCTTGTTCGCTAATACGAAGATCTCCATCTTTAAGTAACACAGAACCATCTTTACCTTCTAATTGATATACTCCTCTATCTGCTACTATTGGGAGTGTTGTTACTCTAACAACATTAAGATCATATGAGTTTTGTAGAATCTACTGTATGTCTTGCAAATGCTCATTCTAAGCCTCTCTAAACGTCTATCCTCCGTACATTCTTACTGGAGAATCAAACTTGTCTGATATCTTTCTATAGCCAGTTCTTACGTCAATTACAGTAATATTTCCGTTTAGATCCTTTAATACAATATCAACTTCAGATGATGCGTTCTTATTACTATCAAGTTTACCGAACACATTATCTCCTAAGTCTAATATTTCAAATCCAGAAGCAATTAACTTATCTCTAAATTCTGCTATATTCTGTACGATTTTAATAATCTATTCGTTCTTGGCGTATTCTCCATCAATACTTATAGGATTACCAAACATTATATCTCTAACGAGCAGTCTGAACATCTTTCCATAGAATAAGCCTTCTGATTCATTTGTATTAGAAATTATAGTCTTAGCTATATGTTCTATCATTCCTGGATATTCTCTATAAGCAGAGAACAACTCTGAATTTTCACCTAAACCTAACTGCTTGCACAACTCTATGAATTTACTTTCATCATCTACAGCTTCATTAAGTCTCTAAATATAACTATTAAGTACAGATTCGCTTATATGCATATCATTATTTGGATATATCTGTATGCCGTCATCAGTTTTTGTTATAGTACCAGCATAACTTGATAGCTCATTTATAACCTAAGATTGTTTTGTCTTTATAACTTCATTGATATCTCTTTGGCTTGCTTGTTGTCTTGGATAAATCTTTACACCTTCTGATCCATACTTCATAACATCATCAATGTTTGACAAGTTGTCTTCGCTAACACCATTAAACAACATTTTGCTTGATTGTTTTACATAGATGTTTCTAAGTAATGGCATATAGTCTTCTGACCACTTATCTCCCATTATGTCTTTAATGTCACTTACAAACTGTGATATCTTATAAGCACCTTGCTCTGACAATCTGATTAAGTCATTTCCTATATTAACAAGTCTATCTTGGAATGGTAATATAGTAGAGTTTAGATTTCCTTTCTTAAAGTTATTATATCTGTTCTTTCTTCTTTGGAAATCTCTCTTAGCCCTTTCCTTTCGTTGCTGATACTTTCTCTTATTTTCAGCTAACTTAGAGTTGAGCCTTTCTTGTCTTTGCTGTTTAGCGTCTTCTACACTTTCTTCATTTGAAGCTTCATCTAAGTTACCTACAGTTGACTCCTAAGCAGCATAATGATCTTCTTTAGCATCTTCTTCAGCTTGTTTACGTAGCTCATCATTATACTGTTCGTATAGCCTTACAGGAGCATCTCCTTCAACAACCTCTTCAGCTAACCAGTTAGTTGTATCTTGTCTGTATTTAGTATCAATTATAGCATCGACTCTTTTTGCATAGCTATCTTTTGAAACAGCCTCATCATTCTAAATAGCATCTTCAACATCAGAGTTCTACATCTCTTTCTCTATGGCTTCTTTATCACCACTAAGAATAGCGCTTGTGAGCTTATTAGAGCGCTTCTGACGGGCTCTAAAGGCTGTTGGGTTATATACTACCTTACCATCCTTATTCTTCACCATACCGTAATTAAACTGGCTTAAATAGCCATCTGTTACAGCCTTGTCAGCAGATAGCATAATGCTACCTATTATAGAATGTTGTAAACCATCACTACTATGATTAGATACATCGTCTATCTATTCAAGAGCATTTAAAGCATCTTCATCTGTAGATCCTAAATCTACATCAAACTTCTTTAAATGCTCTTTAGCGTTATCTATATACTTCTGTACGTGACCATGTATAAGTTTAGCATCAGCTCTATTTGTTTTTAAACCCAACTTTTCAGATGCAAACTTAAAGTAATCTTCTATAGTGTTAAGTTGAGCTTTTAATGTTAATGCAGCTTTTAAAGTATTAACAGCTTTGGTCTTCTCTTCTATATATTCATTTACAGCTTCTTTACTTCTCTTGTCATTAGCGTCCTAAGCTTCTTGCTTTACATTTTTAAGGTGCTCTTTAAACTCTTCAGTCTCAGTATCAATACCAGCCTTTTTAGCACTTTCTATTTCAGCTTTTACAGCTTCATGTCCAGCGTCAACATTTATTCTGGATATTTCCATCTGATTGCTGACATCATTCAGATATCTATCAGCTACATCCTAAACGCTCTTCTTAAACTCATTTGAACTATATTCAGCGTTTATAGACCTATCTATAGATTCTCTCTGTTCTGTATTTTCTTTTTGCTGGTCATACAAATTGCTTAAATCGGCAACAGCATGAGCATATCTCTCTGTTCCGTACTTAATACCTTTAGCCTCAAGAGTAGCTCTAACATTCTTATTATTAGCTGTAGCTGCAAGCTGGTTAATATGCTGAATCTATTCATCATATTGCTCTGCAGTATACATAGGAGACTCTCTTCTTGAATCATTCTACTTAGCATCTTGTAAAGCCTATATTAACTCTTGAGTTTTAGTATTTCCAGAAAGCTTAAATCCACCGCTTGTTATATGTTTAACAATATCAGCATTATTACTACGCTCTATATTACTAAACTCTCTATCCATTATAGCGTTCTATGTAATGAAATCATTAGCTTTATACTGTCTATAAGCACCTCTAATGTTTCCAGGTAATACCATACCCATAGGGTTCATGAAACCCATAGAGAATCCACCTTTTACATTTGACCAGAACTCTTTGTCATCTTTTAATTCAGAATCAGCTAAACCTAATACAGACAAATAAGCTTTAGCAACTCTTGAACCTTGAACGAAGTCATTAGCTATAATATCACCTATAGATGGTGCATTCCATCCATATTTCTTAGCAAAGTCTTCTTTAGAGTTTAAGTACTGAACACCTTCCTCTGCACCTTCTGACATAGCTGAAGCTAAACCTCTCGCAACAGTATTTCCAGTATATGCTAAAGCTAACTTCTGCCATTGTTTCGGAGCTATCTTATCGTATATATGCTGGAACTTATACATAGCTCTTTCGCCTATATCGTCAATAGCATGTCTAAGGTTTTCTGGAAGAGCTTTCTTTGCTAAGTATGTAGCAGCATTTGCAGAACCAAGCACAGATCCTCCAACTACGCTTCCTCCATAACCAAAACCAGCAGACTCACCAATAGTGGAACCTGCTCCATAACCTTTCTTGAAAGCTTCTTTTAAAGATCTACTCTTAGCATAACCATTTGAATACTTTTCAACTTGACGAGCAGCATTAACAGCAGCAGATTCCGCACTCTCTTCAGCCGCTCTTACAGCTAAGTTGCCAGCATCATCAACTACGGTCTTACCTAACAGATTCTTATAGATAGCTCTCTTTCCAGCTTTAACACCATCCTTGATAGCAGTCCAAGTACCTTTAGCTAAAGGTTTTACTGGAGTAGCAAACTATACACCTAACTATACAGGCATTTCAGCCATAGTTCTCATGTTATCTGTATAGAACTAAGCCTGTAGGCCTTTTGAAGCGTCTAAGACCATCTTATACAGCTGTGGGCTATTATTATGCGTTAAGCCAACATAGAAGTCTTGTAGTACGTTTCTAAGCGATTCATCATTATTCTGATTATATCTTGAATCTATCCACTCTTTACTTCTACCTTCAGATTTCCAGTATTTTATACTCTGGTTCTTTAGGTCATTTACAATATCATTATAGTGCTTATCACCAGATGCCACTTTAGACTTAATGATACTCATTGTATTATCAAGTCGCTTATCTCCAGTTTCAACGTAGTTTTCATCAAGACCACCTTTTACTTGCCAGTAAGATGATATAGCTGTTCCGATAGGAGCTGCAATATTAGAAGCTCCTTCAGTTACTGGAGACAAAGCTAAACCAGCTATAGTTGAACCATGTCTTATAGCATTTGCAGTAACCTAACTTAAAGAAGAGTTTGAGCTACCTTGCATACCAGGCATTGTAAATAGATAATATCTTGGATCAAATAGAGATGCAGACTAGAATGCTTCTTCAGCTTTAACATATTCTTTCGATGGTGTCAATCTATTAGATTGCATGAAGTCTTTAGCTTTCATATCTCTATTATAATCATCAAGATGCTCTTTATTTTGATTCTTTAGATCATTAATATAAGCTTTAGTTGCATTGTCATCAGTTCCGAAATTATCTTTTACAATCTTGTCATATTGTTGTAAGTTTAACTTATTTCGTCTATCTGCTAATTCTTTTGCTCTAGCATCTTGGCTTTTCTGTCCTGGGAGTGTAAATGTACTAAGTGCATCTGCTGTAGCATCTAAGACATAATTAAAGAAGCCTTTATTGTCATTTACATAATTAGCCTTATAGATATTATCAAGCTGTTCAGCTTCTTTCTTTTTATTAAAGATATCCTAAGAATCTGCATTTAACTACTGAAGATATTCATTTACAACCTATTTATCAGACTTTGGATCATTTAATAATTTGGAATACATAGATCTTTGGCGATTTATATCCTAAAGCATTCTATCATATTCTTTAACCTTATTATGGGCTTCTGCCATTCTAATTTTATCATTATTAAACGATGCTTTAGACATCTTTTCTTCAGCATTACCGTCTATAGCATTTCCAAAGAATCTTGATGCTGTATCTAAAATAAATTTATCAACAACAGCAGCTGGTGCGGAAATTTTATCAAGAATAGTAGAGTTATCTGAATTTGCTATTTTATTATAGAGATCACCTAATTTGTTAAAATATTCACTACTTGCCTGATCTCTCTCAGCTTCCTATTTACGTAAAATCGCCTGACTCTATTCGTATTCTTTTCTATTTTTATCCTCCCAAAACTTTTTATCATCAAGTTTAGCTTTTCTTTCAGCATAAACTCTATTCATATTCTAAACGTTTTTTCTAACAGTGTTGTTAACAGCTGTATTGACGTTTTGTTTATTTAAAAGAGAGCTTTGGTTTGATGGGATATTTTTAGCAAACTATTTTACTTCAGAAAATGGTTGTAATATTCTTTTCTGAAATATATTTGGCTACCTAAATGGCACGCCTTTACCTTGTGTTAAAGAATTCTCCATAATTATTATTTCTTACCGTATCTATTATCTTTGTATGAACTTGGTCTTTCTTTTACTTCTATCATATATAATCCATCGCCAGCCTTATTCTACTTATAATCAGTCTTTATATTACCTTTACCATCTGTATACTTCTTTCCATTATACAAGTAACCAGATATATAATATTTTATACCCTTATCCTTTCCATGGTTTACAGCGTGTATCTAACCAGTTGGAGCAAACATAAGATTCTTCTTGTCTTTTGGAGATAAGTTCACTCTCTTACCACCATTATATATATCTTTGTGTGAGAATAACGCTTCACTTGCTTTTGCTTCTGGAATACTATATGCAAAGTTACCACTCTTTGTAATATTAGCTTTAAGACCATCAACTACTGGATCTATTTTTAGGTTATAACTATCCTTTGGTTGATATCCAATAAATGACTTACCATTCATTCTTGCATCGTAGAAGATGTCTGTAGTTTTATTTTTATCTCCATTCTTTAGTCCGTCATAATAAGCTTTAAGACCAATTCTTGTAGTTTCGTGTTGATTTCTAAGATTCTCAAGAGCTATATCTTTCTGTAAGTCCATAGCAGCTTTAGCTTTAGCAAGAGCCATGTCATTATTAAAGTCTTGATTCTTAAGTGCAAACTTATCAGCTTCTCTTGCTAATGGAGTAGCTACCTGATGATCAGCAACTATTGCATTGTCCATAAATCTACGATCAATCTAATCCTCTGTTGGATTACTTATTCCAGCTCTCTATAGATCTAACTTAGCTTGGTTTCTATGATACATATACAATGGATCACCTTTCAATCCAGGCATCCAGTTCTATAAACTATCACGCATATCCTTTTCGCTTACACCTTGATATTCATAGTTTGGATCATATTTCATACCTCTTGACTCTACTTCTTCTTTTGTTAAGAGATGAGGCTTTATGCCTTCAAATGTAGGATGTACATACTGTTGTAAGTTTTTGTAAGCTGCAGCACTTGATCTATTCCATACACCATTTTTCATAGTATCCCAATTAAGTGGAGAGTTTGGATTATTAAACCTCTCATAACCTTCGTTATACTAACCTTTTGCTGCAAGATCGCTTATGCTATCTAAGTACTTCTAAGCTTGAACTGCAGAAGCTTTTAACTTTCCAATCTACTGTGTTGGAATGTTGTTTATATGTCTCTATAACATAGCTCTACCTTCTGGTGATCTTAGAGGGTCTATACCTTTGTCGTATAAACCCTTTATCAAATTCTAAGTAGAACCTATAATATTTTTATTATACCAATCCATATCGCTTGATATTGGACTATAGAAATCATTATAATTCTTTTGGAATTCTTTAAATTCATTAACACCTTGCTGATACATATCTTTTGCAGCATTAATAGATGCTAACATTATCTAGGAATCATATAGATCTCTAACTGGTAGTTGTATCCACTAATCTCTTGAATATACCATAATTATTAAAACATGTTATTCCACTTATGATAACTTATAGGTGGCATTTGTGTAAAGTTAGTAATATAATTTGCTGGAGTATACGCATAGTTCTCAACATTTGTAGTTGGATAGCCATAAGTTCTTACAGCAGTTCTTGTAGGTACTGTTGTATATACAGGAGTAGTAGCGTTTGGTTCTTTATCATAGTATTTACGCATATTCTCTCTATCCATATTTACTTTCTGTTGATATAAACTCAACATTCCGTTACCAGTCTTTCTCTTATACTCATTTGCAGCATATTGTTGTATATAATCCATAAAGTTTCTAAGACCCATCTGCATACCCTATTGTCTTGCAGCGTGTGCTTGAGAAGCATATTCTGTATTATATTGATTAGCTTGCTGTCTACGCTGTGCTACCTAACTACCTAAGTTACCAGCCATTTCAGCCCATCTGCTTCTATACTGGTTATTTATCTCCTATGCCTTCTAAATAGTATCAGCTATATTCTATTGAGTAGAATTGCCAGCAGCAACATTAGCTAAGTATTTCTAAGCTCCACTTAAACCACCAGCTCTGTTGATGTTATATCTATTCATGCTGTCCTGGTCGTAAATCTTCTGTATTGCTCTATAAGGATTTACTCTAAGCTTAGCCATCTCATTTAATGCTGCTTGTTCATATGGATTACCAGCATAAATATCTGGAGTGTGAATAGATTGGTTCTTAGCGTTGAAATACTAACCAACGCTTGACAACATTCCGATTCCCATAGGAACTGCATTGCTCATCCAGCTTGCTGGTTCTATGTAACCATAATTTGATCCGTTATAACCTTCTTTAAATCCAGGTAAATTTCCTTCTGTGTACATTTGTCCCTATTGTTGATGTTGCATAGCCTGTTGGTCAGATAAATCTTTTAACTTATCAACTATTGGCTATTTAATTTTATTAACTTGTTCCTACTGAAATTTATCGCTATCCTAACCAAGCTTACCTCTAAGTTTGTTTAGCTTATCATTAGTGCGATTTTCGTATTTCTTATTTATCTTTTCTAAAGCTAATGTATATGGCATTGATTGATCTTTGAACGTCATTCCATTTCTCCAATCTATATCCTAACCAAGAACTATTGTGTTATTCTGTAAGTTAGCAAGATTTGTATCCTTTCCAGGAGTACCAGTCTTTACTACATGTCCAGTTGTATTACTAACATCATTTATGTTGTCTATAATACTTTCACCAGCAGCTACTCTTGCATTAGGATTAGTATCTGTCTTTCCTAAAGATGTTAATACGTTTCTACTTGAGATGTTTTCAGATCCTTTATAACCAGCATCTTTTCCACGCTTAGCATATAAGACATCATCTTGTGTGGTGCCGTTTTCATTGTAATACCGATTAGATATATAGTCAGATTGTGCTGCAGATTGGTTATATCCATTAATGTTTATTCCTTTAATACGAGCTTCTTCAAGACGTCTTTGCATCTTTCTCTTTCTGTGAGCGCCGCCAAATAAACCAGTTATAAAACCTCCTACAGCACCGATAGCTCCACCGACAACAGAGCCAATTGGTCCAACTACTGATCCTACAGACGCTCCTAAAGAAGCTCCTGTAGTTGTAGCTTTTAATGTAGCAGCTTGACTTTCTTTCCTTACTTCAGTTAACTGTTTATCGTAGTCTACATCATTAACTTTCTGGTAACCATAACCAATACCATTTGAATACGAAGTTCCAGATTCATCTAATATATTACTTGCACTTTTAACTCCAGCAAATGCATTACCAATACTGCTTCCGAATGCAATACCAGATGAAAGTATATTACCAGCGTTTCCAGCAAGCCTACCACCAATACCAGATCCTGGATTACTAATTGGCTATCTATATCTTTCTAATCCAGTTGGGATTCTTACGCTTCCAGGAATACCGACTTGGTTTGCTAAATTAGAATTCTGCCAAAATGGAGTATAATCTCCTGGAGGCAAAGCCATTCCATTTGTACCAGTAGCAAACCCTGGAAGATATTTATATTTCATTCTTTTATTTCTTAACTCCATAATGTTCTAAATTTAGTTGTTATATAATGTAATTGCATATCATCAAACGAAGCCTCACCTCCTATATTGCAATATACAGCCTTTCCTCTTAATCTACTACCATATTGCTAAATTAAATCATATGGGTATTTCATTCTTGGAACTGCATATCTATAATCATAATATCTATTTGATATATCCTTATTTGGATTTACAGAATATGTACTCTACTTAAGTTCTTTTCCATCATTAACAGTATATGAAACATTAAACCGTTTTGCCATACCTTCAGTAGCACCGAATCTAACATTATCAAACACTTTTACAAAGTTAGGTTGAGCATTTACAACACAAGTAAGACCGAAACTTATTTTAACTTCATCGTGCATATGATTAATTCCACTTAAAGATACTATATTCTTGCGTATTCCGACATTATTTGCTATAAATGTATCATATTTACCAGTTATACTATCGCAGCTCCCGTCATATGAATACCTTGATGTAAACACTTGTTGTAGCTCATTAAACACAAATACGCCACCTTCTGATTTAAAGTATACTTCATTATATCTTGGATCTGTTAATACTTTATATCTTTTAATCTAAGCGTTACCACCAAGTCTATATTCTCTAGATACAGCTGTATTTATATTCTTTGTAATAGATATTTGGCTATAATCACCACCTCCATTATACTGACAGAATACTGTATTAAAAGCATCTATCCAATAAAGAGATTGTGTTGTAATAGCATATGAAAATACATTATCTTCAAGTCCAGATGTTGTAGATACATAGTCATATCTACTTAACAAACCTCCAGATCCTAATAAAACATCGTGGTTATTATTATCTGTAACAGCTATTCTTTCATTAACAGAAAATGCTCCAAACGACTTCTCCTGCCAGAACATAAGATTGTTTTTAAATCTCTTTAGTCCTGTTATCTTACCATAGTTTGGATCAACATCTATATAATTTGCAGCTTTAAAGTTCTACCAAGAGTCTTCTAATTCTCCATTCTCTTTCTTTTCAGAATACCTACATCTATATGGATAAGACTATTTATCTTTTGTGTCATATGATATTGTAGAGTATTTCTAACCTATTGTTTTATTTAAACTATAAGCTGTATTATATAAATACTGTGGAACATCTTGCTTGAATACTCCATCTACATTAGCTGGCTCTTCTTGTATCCATGAAACATTTACATTATTAGTATTTCTACTAAACTTATAACCATGATCAATATACATGTTAATAGAACTTTCTACAGGTATTGCATACTAAACATTCATAGTAGTTAACAATCCTATAGCTCTATTTGATACTTTATGTGCTGAAGTATATTCAAATGGGCCAATATAAGTATCACCATCAAATACTTCTATAGTATTTTCTAAATTATTATTAAACTCCTTTATATCAGAGTAACTATAATATTTACTATTATCTTTAGCAGCTTTCGTATATCCTCCGTAAGGTGTACAATCTCTTGTAATGTTACATAAGAATGTTCCAAATGAACTTGCATTTATATAAGAACCAACTGCAGGATTGCCATTAGATCCTTTATATTTATATATATTTGTTATTCTATTTATAATATCTTGATTATCTGTATTATAAATATTAGTTGTTTCTTGTGTTGTAAATGTAAGATTTGCTGTTTTTTCAGACATAGTTAAAAAATTATCAGTTCCGATAGTTTCAGATAATAGTTTATTATTATTATCTAATTCTTTTTTTAACTTACCATCTATAGTAAATAATAAAGACGTGCCTCCGAGTGCATACATTGCAATGTCAACTAAATGTACATCGTTTCTTCTTATACTCTTTGGCTATTCGTTATACTATCCCCAACATACAACATTGCAAAAACCATGTTCTCCAACGATATTAAGTTTATCTGAGAATTTCTATTCAGATTTATCGTTTTTAACTTCAAATAAATCATTCCATTTAAGAGCTTCTGAAATCTATTTACTATTTATACCATATTGATTTTTAACATTATGTTTAACAACATCATATCCTATAAGTTTATTATCCTGTGACTTATGATATGTATTATACGGTTCTAATGGATCGCTATCGTTAACAAGAATACTATTAGACTAACAATATAGTTTGAAATATTGATATTTTATCCTCTATGCCTATTCTACATCGTGGAATATTTTAGATACAAATACATTGCTTCCTGGCATTATTATGTTACATGTATAATCTTTAATTAAAAGATCATGAATAATATCAAGCGTAGTATCAGAAATACCGTATATATTATTTATCTAATCATATGAATATAAATTATTGTATAAGAATATATTTCTATAGTAAGGATTGTTAATATCAAATTCTAAAGAATTATCATTTTTAAATGGTTTTAAACCAAGTATACCGATATCACCTCCTTTTTTACATATAAAATCCGTTGTATTAAAAGACTCTGATTTTAAGCTAGATTCAGGTGATACAACTCCACCATAAACTTTAATATTCTATTCAACAATTTTGTGATTTGAATTTAATGAAAATAGATATTTTAACATATCTAATTTAACATTACTTTTATCAACAAAATCAATAATAGATTTATTAGTATAAGAGAATTCTGGAGATATAAACTAAAATAAATTCTAATTTGAAAAATTATTTATTCTATAATTAATATCCATAGGAAGGTAATTACTATACCTATTATGCGGAGGATCTATATTTAATCTATTCGTTGTTATAAATCCGCTTGGCGTATAATATTGATCTTTCTATACAGAATCATCCATAAACTTTTTTATTACAGGTCTAGATAAAACTCCCTAAGATATAACTCTAACGTCATTTGAGCCTCTATTACATCTTACTATTTCGTAAGAATATATATCTTTATTATGTATATCGTGTAGATTAAACTCTACACCTACTGGCATTACAGACAATTCTTTTTCTTCAATACCATTCATAAATGTCTAAAATCCAGTTATATGTAAATCTGGAACAGTTATATCTGCTATCCATTTTACTGGACTTGAAACGCCTTTTTTATCTGTAAATATAATTCCAAATCTATATGTTTCACCTCTCCTTAAAGATAAGAACTCGCTGGCTATTTTTGGATTTTGATAAGTATCGTTTTTTTTGTCTGGATTTCTAAACTAATTCTAAGTAGTTCTTATTAACACACCATCTTTTCTTATGTAATATTTAAATCCATCATGAGATTGATTTCTGCTTTTATTACCAAACTATATATTTGGATTAATAGATCCATTTTTATCATATAATAATGATGAATAATCAGCTGGTAATATTGTTGTTATAAATCTCCAGTCTATATTTTTACCAGATCCACCGTAATACTGTTCTCCATTATCATTTGGAAACGTGTACAAATACTAAGGTATTTTACTATCGTAATCTATTCCATTACCATTTTGCGTATAAGGATTCCAGCAGTCTTTTTCTTTAGTAAGCTGATCAAATACTGCCCAGTTGTTATCTTTTATCTAATCTTTAGTATACTAATCATATGCTTTGTAATCATCATTTACATTTAGAAACTATACTTTTCCGTCTGAATTTGCAGATACAGAAACAGTATTAATATTATCAAAAGATCTATTAGTGTCTCTATACTCTTTTATCTACGCTGCAAACAAATAATCATCTTTAGATTCTATAATTCTTGGAATCATGTATAATCCAAATTTTGAATTAAAATCATTTACAGATATTTTATTTATTGAATCATTAGAGGAATCTAAATAGTAAAAATACTTTTTCTCATCTCCTTCTATTACACTTTCAAACTTTCCATCAAATATCAAGTCTACGTCTGGCGTTTCTGAATTCTGTTGATAATAAACTCTATAGATCTTAATTAAGTCATAATTAGAATCTTTTGGAATCTATATTTTCAACTTAACTCCCATATTGGTAAAATTACCATCTTTTTCACCTTTAAATTCATAAAAGTCATCTACAATATTAACAACATTAATCAATCTTGATAATGGAGACATTGATGTTTGTTGTTTATATTTAGAATAAAACTGAAATGCGTATTGATTTTTACCTGCTTTAAGAGAACCGTATGTTATCTATGATATTTTTGGAGGTAATAAAGATTCATATGAGTTAGTAGATATATCATTAATAGAAGTAGGAATTGTATCAGTTAATACGTCCATTATTAATATCTAATGAATACCATCAGCTATATATAATTTTACATTATCTTCACCTTCTTTTCTACCAACTATACTAAGTCTATTTTTAACTTTCTTATCTTTATCTTCATATATATTCCAATCGCCACATGGTCCAAATATCATCTTTATATCATCTCTTGATATGGTTTCTTTCTCTATTGGAAATCTATATACTCGTATTTTTCTATTCTAACCTTCTTCTACATCTTCCATCTAGTCTTCTGTAAAGAATATACCGTATTGGCCTACTTGCGCAGTTTCTATAATATCTTCACCCAATTCGGTCTTATAGATACTTTTAAATCCATCTATAACTTTAAGAGATCCAGTAGCACTTTCTTTATTATTTACATATCTAAGATTAAGAGCATCTCTATACTGATCATTACCTAATACATGATCAGCAGCATCTGTATTCATTCCTCCAGAAAATGTATTTGTCTATTCATTTTGTATTTTATTAGAATCCATTGTAATAATCATTATATGTTAACTATTCTTTACCAGTATATTTAAAGAACGTATCATCTCCATCCCAATCTGGTATAAGTTTATTCCAGTCATTCTTTATATTCTACATATCATCAGCAGTTGGCATCATAGCTTCAGCATAAGCTTGGTTTCTATAAAAATTCCATTGCTACTGTATATAGTTATAAATAGTTATATTAGCACTCTTTAATTTACCTCCAAGCTATCCTTTTAAGAATTTAGGGAAACTAAGCTTCATGTTTACATACCAGTATATAGCTTCTTGATAAGATGTTAAATCTGGTATAAGAGGATAACCTCTTTCATCTGTAGCTATTGCTTTGTAAGACAATTTAACAAAACCATCTTTTCTATTAAATACTATCCAACCTGGCTTTATAAAGTATTCTGGTTTATCTTGATAATCATGTGTATAAAGTAAATCAGAAAAACCATTAGTATGAGGTCTATTTATCTAAGCCTATACTGTTGGGTATTTATGCTACATAGGTGGTAATTGATTCTATTGCTATTCTTCTATAGTCATATTAGACTAACTATCATCCAATACAACAACATTGTGCTAATTGTTATATGTGCTTGGAGATTTAAATATAGATGTTTGTGTACTACATGGAACCCATATTCCATCTTTAGAATTAGAATATGCTACACCATCTAAATGCACTAAGTCTGAAGGTAACGGTATCTAATAATCCTGTATTTTAAACACAGGAACTCCGTCAACTCCAGACTGTCTACTGATATACTGCATAGGTGCACCAATCTTATCTATGGCTTCAAAGATCCACTCTCTAATATCGCTAGTTCTCTATCTTGTTTCAGAAGAATCTAAATCAGCCATTATCTTAGCTATGACTGATTCACATTTTGTATACTTGTATATCATTTATATTTATATAATCTGTTTTATTAAAAATTAGCTTAGCCAGTCTCCTTTTATTAGCTCTAACTAAGCTTAATTGATATTTATATCTATCTGGAAACGTCTGAGGTATTTTAGACCAGTGTAATCTAAATTTATACCCGTCAGAGTGTTCATTTAAATGGTATATACGTTTACCTAATTCTTTACTTACTTTATAATCTACAGACAACGATTTATCTGTATATGACTTAGGTTTATATTTACCAACTTGTATATAACCTAGCCCAAAAGGCATTTTAAAGCCGTCTGAGCCGTCTAATACATGTTTTAGTATAATATTACACATAGAGTCTAATATGCGCTTATACGCGACGTATGATAGCTCTATTGGTAAATCTTTATACATGTCTACGAATGTTATAGATTTCTTATTCTTCATCATCCTGCGGACCATGTGGTTTAACGCTAGCCAATGTAGAGTTATTACTATCATCGCTAGGTCTTCCTAACATAAATGGAAGCTCCTTAGTCATTATCATTTCCTTGATAGGAGGTAACATCCATGCTGGTAGTTTAATATCATCTTCGCTTGGAGTATCCCAATTGTCATCAGTCTCATCTTCATAAATAGCTAAGACCCAAATGTTTCTAAGTTTATTTAAGTCTTGATCACCTTGTACGAATATATAGCCATCTTTATAATAAGCTGTAAGTTCATGTCCAGTGTATTTACGGAAATAGTTATAATGTCTACGAATATGATTCATATATTGTATATTCTCACCCATCTAATCATGAACTGCTAATATACTATCTTCATTGTTATCGTATATACCTTCCAGTTTTTTCTTAGTCTTCTTTGTAAATATTGGATACTTATCTAAAGACTTAACATCCTCTAATTCTAAAGGACCGGTTTCTTTCTTATAAATATCATCCGAAGCCTATATAAGATCATCTATAGTTTCAGACTGAGCTTTGAGCTTATCTAATCTCTACTTTGTAAAGAACTTCTTATATTCCTTTACCCAGTTTCTTATTTGCTCTCTTGATAAGTCTTCACTCTCACTTATATTGTTATTACGAACCAGAAGTAATATATCATCTACAAACTATCTTAATGTTATGTATGTCATATCACTTATCTATTGCTTCTATTACTCTAACATCTGAAGTCTTTATGATATCATTAGTATTTACTATCTAATACTTATACATATCAACTTTCTTGAAGTCAAGAGTAAATAGACGTTTAATAAAGCTTTTCTTATTCTTATACTATCTATGTTTGTAAACATACAGGAACTATTGATTTTTAATATCTAAATTAACACTTACTGTATCTTTACCTATAGTATAGTTTACTTTTGTTAGAGGGTTTATTTGTATAGTATCTTTATATACTGTATCTCTTTGGATAGTTTTAATTATATCCTACCCCCTTACCCCCTTACTTGCTGTAACGTATATAGTCTACGTTTGAGTTGCGGTTGTTTTTATAACCTTAGGTTTAAGTTTTAACTACTCTCTTACACTATCTATCTTTTGTATAAGACTATCATTAATATTTCGCAGCTAAGACATATCAAGCTTTAAAACATTATTAGCCTACTAGGAACCATTTAAGATACCCTAATAGGCCTCAATGTTATTCTGAGCCATTTCTAAGCTCTTAGAGAGCCTTTTATTCTGTCTGTATATATTTATACTAAACACAACTAAAAGGCCCACCAAGAGGCTTAAAAGTGCCTTAAACGCGATCTTTTTGTGGCTCATGAGCCAACTTAATATCATCGCACTATTCATCTGTTGCCAAATTATTATTTGTTAATATTGAGCGTATTTCGCCGAACTTTGAGTTCATGTATGCAGACACACCGAATATACTTCCAGCATAAACGAATGTTTGCGCAATATACCATAAAATACTATCCTCAATATTGTGCTTATTGAGGAAGAACGATAAAAATGCCAGCAAAATACCACTTAATACTGAAACGCTGGCCGTAATATACTGTACTACATCTTTATTATGTCTTGTCATTTTATTTCTATCTCCACTTTTCCTTTTTGACAAGCATTTTTTATAATCGGGTATAACTTATTAACGAACTCTTTTGAGTTTATAACTTTTCCTGTAACCTTATTCTACCCTAAGAGAATACACCCATCAGTATCTTCATGCGAGTTACCAGCGTGAATCAATACTCCAGCAAATGATTTAACATTTAAAAGCCTTGGAGTGTATCTTTTGAATCTTGGGGAATAAGCCCACACAACCTCATATTTACCATATGGGATTGCGGTTCTGCTATGCACCTTAGTTTCTCCGTTATCAAAAATACCGTTTTTGTTAATATCTCTTACCTTATCTTCTAATGTATCACAAAAGTATACACCATCTACATATAGTTTACCTATAGTGTATGTATCACGTAAAGCGATACGAGTTAATTCAAGTTTCATATACTTATCAATTTATAATAAAGTCAACAAGCTAACTATTTAATATAACATTATAATCACTATCTACTACAAAAGAATATAAATTATGATTTTTAACAGAATTAACTTCGTTTTCTATATTTCTTGCACTTTTATTTATTTCGGTAATCTAATTTTCACCATTTATAGGTTTGTCTAAGAAATAATAAACATCTCCATCTTTCATGATTTTTACATCTTTTATAAAATTACCACAATATTCAGTTACTTTGTGATAACCATCAGGTGTGATTTGTTTATATTTTTCTAAAACATTTTTTCTTTTGAATAGATAACCGTTGTACTAAACTTCATGACCTTTTTCATACACAACATCTTCGTCGCGCAGTACTTTGTTATCATCGGTATCGTCAACAATCTAAAACTGAACACCTTTATTAATTGTGAAAGTTCTAAGATTATTTGAACCCCAACCTGGCTAATATACTGTAATAACAATCAATACAATATACTCGCCAAAGTTTCTCTGATCTTCTGCAGGGAAATACATCTCAATCTATTTAGAACCACTTATAACTCTTGATGATGCAAGATACTTATCTGGAACAATCTTAAACTACTTTGATCTTACACCAAAGCCATTGTATGCTGGAAAATATCTGTAATCATCAATTGGTCCAAACATTCCAGATGTATATACTTCTTGATTATATGGAAGCCAGTTGTACATATGACATCTTGTATATACTAAATCATAATCAGTTGGACTATAATACTAAGGATAGCCATAGTTATCTAAGTCTATATACTAAATATCTTCTTTTCTAATAACATAACATCTAAGCTATTTAATAGATGTAGCATCGTAATCAGATAGCTCATCTAATGTAAACTATAGACGTATGTCAGTTCCCATTATTACTTGTTTCATATTTATATAAAATAAAAAAGCTGAGATCGGGCTGTATGCCCAACCCCAGCTTAGTTGTTTTTAATATTAATTATTATGCAAAGAAAGTACCAAATGCTTTCTTAAGAGCTGCACCTTGACCCATCTTAGGATAAATCTCAATTGACTGCTTTGTAAGTCTATGGAGATCATCAGCTGTGCGATACATGTTCTCAAACAAGATTGTAACTGCATCATACTCACCATTGAGTTTAGTATCCATCTTAGGAAGGTCGAACTGACGATAATCCTCGAATCCACGATTGATGATACCATTGTAACCCATAGCTGACTCTTCACGATCACGTACATACTTAGGAGAAGCAGTATAGATCTTACCAGGAGTCTTCTTAACAACAACTCCTGGCAATGGGAACTTATGGCTATAGCCAATACCTACAATACCAGCTTCATCGTTGAATGAGATCCATGTAGAAACTGCGAAGCGTACAGTAGCTGCAGGACTCAATGCTGGAACTGAATCGTCATCATCGTAAGGAAGAGCTTCGAGTGTAATCTTACCAGCAGCAACTGCTACGCTAACTCTTGCTCTCTTGTAATCCTTCTTAATAAGAGCTGCAATGCCTTCAGCTACCTTCTCAGGAGTATCACCAACCTTGGTTACATATTCATAAGACTCAGTCCACTTGCGGAAACGTGTATTCATATCCTTGTAGATAATACGGAATACAACGCTGTGGCCACCAGCTGCGATCTTAGTCTTAACTGGATCATGAATGTTAGCAAAGTCAACCTCAATCTTTTCCTGAGTATCTGCTACGTAATCTGTAAACTCAGCACTCTTAACAGCGCTCTTCTAAATTGGGTTAGACCAGTCGATTACTGGAGTATACTTAACACTACCGTCACGACCAATGATTGTAGATACAGCGCTTGTAATCTTACCAATCTTAATAGCTGTAGCTGTTGCTGGAACAGTTTCTACTGCTATAGCAGGCTTAGCCATATCAACAATTACAATCTTACCAACATTCTCGATTTCTGACTTCTTATCTTTTGCAAGATCACTGATCTCACCACTGTACAATACTGCGTCTTCGTTACTTACAAAAACGTCATTTACAAATGTAATCATATCTTTATATTTTATTAATTTTTTCTACTCACCTCACACGCTAATTTAATAGCAAAGGTTTTCCACGTTAAAATTATTCTTGTGTCATAACTTCCTGAGTTATACTCTTATAGCGAGGATTACCAGTATTCTCAAGGTACATCTATGCAGCTATTTTAATAATCTCTGGAATTGTTATGTTATCAAAATCCGTATATTCTTCAAACGGAGTTGATAATGTTATTTTTTTAGGAGTACGTAAATAACCTAATACATACTCTTTAATCTTGTAGTTCTTATCTGTAAGTAGATAACAACCTGTGTTTGTGCAGACTCTTAAAGGTCTTGCTTCACCATACTTATAATGAAAATCCGTAAGGCTATTAGTAACTCTGTACATAAAACTGTCAGAGGTACATTCAAATATACTTGTACTATAAGGATTTTCTCCTTTATTGTTAGTTATGATAGCATCTTCATTTAATGAAAATAGAAAATCATCTGGATAGTTTTCAACGATATATTTATCGTACTTCGGGTTATTATCATCTATACTAAACTGTGTGTATTTTGTAGTTTTGTATAGATTAATCAAATCGTTCCTACGTTTTTCATTTTGTTCATATGACGTTCTATGAACTTGATCTGTGTTAAATCTTAATTTAACAAACTTATCTACAGCCTAATTTAGCCAAAACAAAGAATCAGATGTAAGAGGTTTTTCAACTTGATTAACAACACCTATCTCTGTTTCAAAGGCTTCAAGTATATCTATATATTTCATTGATCATCCTCCTACTACTGTTGCTTTGCATTATTCTATTGATCTTGTAACTAAGCTCTTGCTTTTCTCTTTAGACTCTCTAATGTTACTCCAAACTTATAACTATATATATATAAATCAACAGCACCTTTTACTATATCCCAAAAACAAGATGATGATAATTCACAATTACTCATATATTTTAGTATAGAGAAATCATTTAATTGTTTATAATAAATAACAGTTACATCTTTTATAACTGTATATTTATCTTTTATTATAGCAAGAAAAGTATCACCTGTACCTTTTTTATTTTCAAAAAGAACTAATGGATTCCTTAAAATAAAACCATCATTGAAATCATTGTTAATCTTTTCAGAATCTTTATACTCAGAAAATACATTATTCTCAATAGTTACTGTCTTTAAATTCTATTCATCTCCAGTAAGATTCTAACCGTTTTCTCTAAATTTATATGTAGAAAGACAGTTAGAATAACTTCTTATATACATATAATAATCTTCTGGAAATTCAAATGTAACAGAGTTTATTTGTTTTGATATATAACTACCGTGTTCTCTTGGAGCTATTCCTTCTCTTATAAGATCTTTTATTTTATCCTATAGTAATGCAGCAAAATCTCTATCTTTAGTAATTATCAATTGTTTTATAATATCATCGAAATACTATTTTGCATACTCACTAAGAAATGCATAAATAGTTTCTGTATCTGGCTTATTCTCAACCTCAAATGAAGGATCTATTTCAATAAGCCTACGCTCAAACTCAATTCCGAGCTAAACTGTTTCTTCTTGCGTCATGATTCTAATCCTCTCAATTGTGCTTTAGTCTACATTCTTGGAGATTCAACAATCTCTGTGCTCATAACTAAAGCAAGGTTAATTAATTCTTCAGCCATACTATCTGATAATTCAAACTATATATTTGTCTACTATGACAGTCTATTTGTCTTATCAGTAAACTTCTAAGGGTATTTTATATATGTATAAATAAAATTTATATAATCATTATGAGCGTCAGCCTCTTCGCCAAGTTTGCTTTTTACTAATATTATTTTATTATCCTATATGCAATATATTGCACTTTTTGACCATGGTTTATTACTTATATTCTATATAAATTTATATACATACTTAGACTATATTTGTTTTGCAGATTCAAATCTATCACCTGTTCCAATAATAGCGTGTATTATATACATTACGTTCGGTTCAAAAAAATTAGCAGTTTTACATGAAAGATAATTCACTTCATTATTACTAAGAGATACTGAAGCTTCAGTTATTAAAGGCTGTAAATCTTCGACTGCTTTTTCATCACCCTCAAACGGCACTCGCCTCATATTGTTTCCTGTAAATTTTTGAGCTATTAGAGCTAGGTAGGCCTTGTCAAGTAATGTAGCAATCTCGTATTCAGTTAACGACGGATATGACGTGGTGACATTCTCCTTGTCATATTCGATCATAAACTTTTCGTATATATCTGCGTGCGTCATACGTCGTTTAATTTTTATTACTTATTATTTGTTTCGTTTATAATAACAAGCTTCAGATCTTGGTTCTTCTTATTATCTAAGTAAGTTATAGCATCTGCTAATGATGTAGCAATCAAGTCTGTACCATAATAGTAATTAGTCTTATCTTTACGGATAACACCCTTAGCTACAGCTTCCTCAATAATAAACTCTGTATCTTTTGATTTATTGTCAACCCACTTGTCAAAGAACTTCTTAGGGTTCTTATCAACCATTGTAAACAGTGTAGACTCTACAAGTTCGTTAGAAAGATCATCTGACTTAACACCAAACAATCTAAGACACTTACGCATATTATCAAGTGATAACTTATCAAATTCACGAATAGCATCTCTACGTAACTTATTAAGCTTATTCTGTTCAACAGCCTCAGCCTGACGATTAATCAAGATATAATCTTTACCAGCATAAAGCTTATCAAGTGATGTAGCAACTCTCTTATGACCCTCAAGGAACTTAATAATCATAGCTTGACGAGGAATAGAGTCATCTAACAATAACGGCTTAGCGCCAATCTTTACACAGAATGTGGTCCAGAAATCACTGTTACGTGACAAATGACCTTCATCATAACCTAAAGCTTTTTCAAAATATTTTTCATCTTCTGGAGTAAGTCCAGTGTATATCGAGCCAGACCTTGTAAAATAAGGGGCGATATAATCAAAACATCTGCTGTACTTTAACAAGCCAGCCCATGGATTATTTTTCTTAATTCTTAATTCAACTACCATAATATATTTAATTAGTTATCCATATATGATATATGTTAGGGCATAACTCAATTAAGCGATACACCCTAATATATATTATATAGATTCATTTATTTTAATTTCGCCTGCTTGTACTCTGAATCATCAGCATCGCAGTAAAGTACACCACATGCAAGTGGATTACGTACCATAATACCCTCTTCACCGAGGAAGTGTACCTGATAACCATCACGGCTATTAGAACGGAGAGTGTTAATTGAGTTACCGTAACCAGATGGAAGTACAGAACCACCAGTACACCACTGTACGAACTCACGACCCTTACGACAAACCTTAACGATGTTTGCCTGACCGTCACGCATACCAAGATCGAGGAACAAGAATGTGTAAGACATCAATGGCTTACCTGACAGTGGATGGAGCTGACGGAACATCTCCATATTGTCAAAGAGAGCACACTTCTTAAGAGTAAGCTCAATACCATTAGTCATCTTGTAAGTTGTGAACTGACCACCAAGAGTCAACTCCTGACCATTACCAGTGATAAACTTAGTGTCAATCAACTGCATGTTAGCTACCTTCTCCTTCAAGAGGCGGTCGAACTCACGCATACCCATCTCACCAGTCAAAGCAACAAACTTACGCTCGTTTGTACCAAGCATGTTGTAGCAAAGATCGAAGAGATAATCCTCGAGCAACTCAGTTGTAAGAGTTGTGTAATAACGTGTGTTAGCTGGGCTAATCTGCTCAAACAGACCTGCACTGATTGCAACAGGACGTCCATTTGTACCCTTATTAGAGTATGTACCGTCAGCATTACGGTTAGACTTAGCGAAGAGCAACTGATATTCCTCACGCTTCTTCCACTCACGAAGAGCCAACCAATACTGGTAGTCTGACCAGAGGTAAGACTTCTTACCAGTCTCAGGATCTGTCAAAGCGATAGCCAATACTGTAGAGTAAGCATCACCAGTAATATCGTAAGAAAGACGCATTGTCATCAAGTTGTTCTTCATCTTGAACGGAGTCTGATAGTTCAGGATATCTGCCTCATCTGAATACTCTTCGTATGCAGAACCGATACGACTTACCTGACGACCTGGGAGAAGATACTCACCTGGAATATATGCACCAGAACCAGCATCTGCTACGTAGCACTCATAAACCCAAGCGCTACCATCCTGATAAGGAGTACCAGATACACGAACCTGGAAACGATAGTTGTCGAATGACAATATTGCACCAGGACCAAAGTAACGCTCTTCAAGACCGAGGTAGATTGGAGAGTTACCAATACCAGCGGTAGTTGCAGCAGCATCTGTAGCTGTAATTACTTTGCCATTATACTTAGCATAACGAATGTTAACTGCGTGATCTTGATCAATCTGTACAGCCCACTCATATTCGCGATTCTCGATAGTCATAGTCTTACCAAGACCACCAGTAATCATATCAATAGTAGTTGAAACACCATCATCCTTTGTACCGAATACAAGAGACAAGATACCAGCAACCTCATGAGGCTTTGTAAGCAAAGCATTAGAAATCATGTTTTCGTCTACAAGATCAGAGAATCTCTTACCTCTGTACAACTGTAGACCATTAAGTAAAGTATTATTCATAAGTTATTATATAATTTAATTTATCTTAAAATAGACCACTTACCAATTCAGCAGCACTCTTCTGTTTCTGTTGTGTATTATATGTGCTGTGATTCTTTGAAGTGTTCCTAAGTATTTTTCTAAGTTTTTCTGCAGCGGATGTTTCACCATCTCTCTTAGCTCCAGATACTAAAGAATCTCCCTTCATTGTAAAGTATGCAGATTCGATTAGATTCTTTGAAAGGTTCTTATTAAAGTCTCTCTGATACTGCGATACACCATCTTGATCAACCTTAAAGATATACTCATATAATGCAGCTCTATCTTCCTTTGGAATAGAAATACCTCTAATTGTACTCAGATTGTTAATATCATTCTGAACACTCTGGAAGAACTGTCTATTCTACTCTTCCTGCTGCTTAGCGTATTCCTCTTGCTGCTTACGATTTTCTTCGATCTCATTCTCACGAATTACCTTCAATCGCTCAAGTGCATCTTCAGATTCATCATAAAGCATATCAGCATCTTCATATCTACTAATCTTATTATTAATCTGCTCATCAGAATAACCATTATATTTAAGTAATTCTCTAATTACAGTCTTTTGGTTATCCTCATTCTCTAGATCTAAGTTTTCAAAAGATAATGTATCCTGTTGCTTCTGATAAAAGTCCTCAAATTTACCGCCATTCTTAACATATTCGTCAAGCTGAGCAATACGTTCATCAGCATACTGTGGTACAGAGTTGTGTTCTACAACCTTACCAAGATACTGAGTAAACTCTTCAACAGTAACAGGTTTATCTTCATCTTTAAAATCCGCCATATTCCACCCTAAAGATTCGCCAACGGCATCAAATAGAGCAGAAACCTACTGAGCTTCTGTTACATCTTCAGCAGAAAGCTCAGAATCACTACTATTATTATCATTAGCAGTGTTATCATTATCTTGATTATCATTAGTTTCTTTCTCTTCTTTAGAGTTATTTAAAATATGTTCAGGGATTTCCGTGTTATCATTACCGACGGTTAAATCATCCCCATCTTTTACATCCTCAGAATTGCCAGTTGACTCATCTGGAGTTTTGTTATCATCGTCTACCTCAACAACACTATCTTGTCTTCCCATGTTTGTTACATCTGTGGTTTCTGAAGTTTCACCTCCATTACCATAAATACTATCAAGCATCGTATCAAGTGCTGATGGTTTATTATCTTTGTTTTCCTTCATAATTATTAATTAATAATTAAATATTATTTTCGCATAATTGCGTATTATTTTTTATTCTTTTTCTTTAGAGCGCCAAATCCTAAAACTGGAAGTATAACATTTCTTAAGTTCTTCATTGATAGGTTTTCTGTTTGATCCTATCTATCAACATTACCACCATTCCTTTGCTATATTTCTCTTCTGCTTGTACCTTTATGTATATGCTAAACATCTTCTACATCAACAACTTTCTGGCCTCTTTTCCCAAGTAGGTACCCTTCTGATGCTATATTACTTTTAGCAGATGTTTTACCGTTATTCAAGAAAAGATCATGTTCTCCAAATCCGTCCATCTAATATCTTGGAATTGCACCATACTAATCCATAATCTATTTTAAAACAGCTGGATCATTTTTAAGTCTTTTAAACTTATCAGATACCTTATAAGTAGTTTTTAACGTTCCAAGCTTTTCATTAATTATAGAATCAAACATCTTCTTACTTGATATAAGCTATTCATATTTATCAAAATCCTTTTTAAGTACAGCATCTCTTATCATAAAGCCAAACTTTCTTATACTGTTATCTTTACTGGTAATAAACTAATTTAATATTCCTATAAATCTTGGATCATTATAATTTTCTAATCTAACAGTCTTTTTAGTAAAAGGGTCTACGAATTGTTTTCGTGTAGAGTCATCTGGAATTGGGAACTATTTAGACATTTCGTACGCTTTTTTAAAATCATCTACAATATCATCTTTGTTAAACTATTTTTTATAAAAGATTCCATTGTCTTTTAATTTTTTTGTTTAGTCTAACTAAAGCTCTCATGTTTAAATTCCCATTGTTGTCAATAAGATTAAAATCACCATTAAAAGCCTAAACTTGTCTATCAGTTATAAGCCTTGATAGTTTTGGAGTTTGTGTGTAATTTGTATTAAACTTTCCATCTGATCCAGAATAATTAGGTGTATTTAATATAGCGTTATCTAATACATCTTTACTTTCTGTACTATACTGTTTAGAAGCGTCATTTATAAACTCATTAGGTAAAGTTGTGTTATCAATATTCTACATTAGTTTATTACCAACTTTGTTTAAGTTGATCTTATTCTATACATATTTTCCAGTATAATTAGATGCAGCTTTACCAAGTTGATACATATCCTTAATCTATTGTATTGGATTTCCAGAAATATTAAGTTTGGCACCGCCCATACCTAACCAGGCTCCTGGGTTTGTAAACTCAGTAATATATTCAGATGGTCTGTATCCAGTACTATTCTATATAGCATCAGACATAGCTGTAGACCAATCTTTATGCATAACAGCATTACTTGCTGTATTTACAGCCTAAGCTCCTAATGAACTTGCAGCAATGCCCTAAGTAATTGGGCTTGACCAGAATGCACCTCCTGGAGCTAATGCTGCTGGTGCAGCTTGCGCTGCTATTGGAGCAATGCCTAACCCTAATGTACCAAGCATAACCTTGTCTATATCACCAGTCTTAGCTTTAGCCTAATCTTTAGCGTATGTAGGAGAGCTTGTGTTCTACAGCATTCTTGGTTGTACATTAGAAGTGTCTATTCCTTTTGGCTTAGATATATTTTTCTATAGCTTTGGAGCAGTAACTAAAACATCATCAAGTATAAATGGGGATTCATACTATCCAACATCAGTTGTAGCCTATGTTATATCAGATAAACCTTTATTCTTACCATTTGATACAACAGCATATATTTTATTACCTCTCTTCTATACTGTATCCCAATCAACTTTATAGTTATTTCCAGATTGATCTTGACCTACAAGTCCAGCATTCTAAGCACCTCTTGCAAAATATCTTAAAGATTCATCATCCTTACCTCCTTTATATCCTGGCAGATTAACCATAGGCTAATCATTTAATACAGCACCCATCGTCTATTCTATTGGAGGTAGATCCATTGAATGCTGAAATATAAAAGGGCTACTCTATTTCTAAGGTACTTCTACTTCTGGTTCTGGACCTCTACCAACAGGAGGTAATACAGGCTATTTAAATGCGTTCTAAGCGCTTTCTTCTATAGCCTAAGCTGTTTCCTAAGGTATGAATGTTTTAGGCTGCTACACGGCCATTAAAGCAGGTTTCTGTTGAACTATAGGCTAACCATAATGAATTGCTGCTGCTTTTCTAACAGACTGCATACCTGCAAGATTCTTTGTATACTAATCAAGAGGGGCTTCAAAATAACCTATACGTTTAAGCTCTTTAGCATAATCAGCTACAGTATCTGCATTTAAAGCTTTCTTGTATTTACCAGCCATATCGTTTAGATAAGCATCTATAAAAGCAGCATCATCTTTATATATATTATAATCTTTACCATTATAACCATATCCTCCGTAGTTATGAGCTCTCAATGCTAAAGGACTTGTTCCGTAAGTGCTCTCGAAAGCCAACTGGCTCATTACATTATCATATGTAGACCTCTTTGTATATCCTCTCTTAATAAGACCATTATAAACAAGAGATCCAAGCTTATTAGCAAAAGCCTAAAACTTGTTAGGCTATTTGCTACTTGGTTGTTTGATTGGTTTCATAAGCATTAATTCTCACCAGTTACTCTATTCTTTAAAGCTGTAGAAGCCTTAATCTTTTCTCTCTAAAGCGCAGCATCATCTTTCTGCTTCTGTAAAGCCATTTCGTGATCCATACGCTTCTTTTCTAAGCTTATCTTAGCATCTTCTATCTCACGCTTCTAACGCGCCTCATAGCGCTTTAAATAAGCCTCCTGATCAATCTTACGTTGCTCTGTAGCATCCTTTGCAATCTCCATAGGATCAGGTATACCATTCATATTAGCATCCTTATCCTCAGTACCACGATATGCACTAATTTCAGCTACTGCAATCTTAGTCTGATTATCAGCATCAATCTTATAACGCTCAAGATCCATCTTAGCTTCCTCAAGCATAAGCTCTTGCTGCTTAGCTTCATTCTGCATCTGCTGCAATTGCTGTTGCTGTTGAGCTTCAGCTTCTTGCTATTGCTTCTGCATTTGCTCTTGACGAGTCTACATATCCTTAAGCTTCTGCTTAAGTATATTGAAGTTATCATTTGTAAGAATCTCTGCAGCCTCAAGTAAGCTTGCACCATTCTGCATAGCTGGTTGAATAAGCTGTTGTAACTTCTGTATATTTTCCATATCTTTAGAAGCATCACTTACAAATACATCCATATCTTCATAATAGAACTTCTTGGCTATATCTAAGAATGCTCTTTCGCCATTATCAAACACATATGAAAGCTTTTGCTTACCAGTGCCTTCCCAAGCTCCTTTAGCAGTGTTAAGAAGCATAGTCATTACGTGTCTCTTACACTGATTGTGAACCCAGAATAAAGGTTCTGTAATGTGAGATGACTAAGTTACAGATCTTTCAACATTACCAACAAGCTCAGATGTACTAATAGCACCTTCTCTCTAAGATGTAATACCAGATATAGTACCAGCTAACAGTTCTATCTTATCCATTAACTGTATGTACTCTGATATAACCTACGACATTGTTAAGTCAAGAGAAGTAATCTAGTTAAATGTAGCAGGCTTACCACCTTCGCGACCAGGTACATTCCAACCCTCTTCATAAGGGTTAATAAAGTTAACACCTACAGAAGATAGATAGTGCATCCATCTATCAGGTGTAATGTTCATAGACTTAGGAATCTGTGTAATATCCATATTGATTACCTTCCCCTTGTCTCTTGCTATTGCAAGCTCCAGCCGATACCACAGCACAATATACATATATTGTAATGGTTTTAGTATGCTAACTAAAGACCTTGGCCTACTGTTTGTTGCACTATATACACAACCACAATAGGGGAGCTTTTGTGAATTTGGATTATCAATACTTACATGCTGGTACTCAAGTGGCTGTATTCCAAAATATAAATCAGAACCAGCTCTATATCCTTCCCATACCTCTATAATCCAATCTGGTTCTATAGAAACCTCCGTACCTACAGGTTTGTATGTTTCGTCACATATTGTAACCTAAGGCTCTCCAGATTCATCAAGAACAGTAACATAGAAGATTTTCTTAAATGACTTCCAGCATACATGCCATACATTAATAGAATGCTTATTCTAAAATGCAAAGCCATCCTTATCATATATATGCATTGTTATATGATTAAAATCATCAACTGGTCCTCTTTCTAGCATATCACCAATAGGTGTTCCTGATAAGATTTCATTAAGCCTATTAAGATCTTTCTCATCCATCTTATCATTATATCTATCATATATCTCAGCTACTGGCAGTTTCATTTTACGAACACACCAAGAACCATCTTCTATAAATTCCAAGTCTGGACATTTGTCATAATCAAAGTCCATAGGATTTACACGCTCTGCGTAAGGTTCTCCATTTTGAACTCCTACGTAGTATACTTCAGTTCCACTAATCAAACCATCTTTCCAACCTTTAATAAACTCATTATGTAATGAAAGTCTTTCCTTAAGGTATTCAAGTGTATGATAAGCAGTATTCTCTACAACATCTTTGTACTCTTTATCCATATACTTAGCTATAGCTTCTGGCGGCATAATCTCACCACTCTGTAACTATTGCTAAAACTATTGCTGTTCTTCTGGACCCATCTTAGATTGTATGGCTGCCATCATATACTACATAAGCATTTCTTTCTCCTTATCTTGTAGTTCTGATACAGCTTCTTGAGATGTGCGAACAACTCTAAAGTTTAATGGTCTTTTAGTCTCCTCACCTATAAGCAAATCAATCTTAGGTCTAATAATATTAAAGTCCTAAGGGGTAGCAGGAAAACCATCATCTACCTTAAATGGATTTGTTATACGCTTAAAGTCTTTCTCGTCAAAGATACTGTTATATAAGTTGTAATAGGTCTACATCTCGCCATGCTGCGTATCACGCCTACCGCCGCCAGAAGTAACATTGCCTTCACCTATTATATAATCCACACAGTCATGCTACCACTTTTCGTCTTTCTTAGTTAGCGGGAGCTTCTGCTATGGAAATGCGGCACTATATAAATTATCTTTTACTCCTATCATTGTTAAAATGTATATACAGGTATATCGTCTTGCTGCTACTCATCATTCCACCAAGATTGGCTAAACAATGGCATTTCAAAGAGTTCAACCTATTTGTTTTCTTCTTTAGTTTTAGCTACCTTTACCTAATAGAGCTCTTCTCTATACATCATGGTCATACATAATGCTATGACTCTATCGACGTTCTTTACGCCATCATTCTCTATAAGCTCTTCTATTAGAGGCTCGCTATATATTCTTTCTATATTAGGATGTCCTGACTCAAATTCATCCATAAGCCATTCAAGTATTAATCCTTCTCCATAAGCCCTAATAGACTTAGTCATATGACATCCTTTTCTTCTTTGTACTTTTGAATCTTTAAATACTTCTGAGATTATCTTATCTGGCTAATCTGCTAATAGATAATCACAATGTTTATTTGTGAAGTAAGGATAAATACCTTTACGTTCATTCTCAAATAATAATCTTGCATTATAAAAGATTAAAAGCTTTCGTACATTTTCATAGTACTCTTCAGCAGTATCAGGGCGTCCTGAATATTCTGCTACAATAACGTCGTTCCAAGCTTCTCCAGCTTTAACACGTTTAAATATAAATGTAGATCCCAAAGAGTTTGTAAAAGACTCATCGTGGTCGTCGGTTGTGTTATCGTATAGTTTTTTATCTATACTTCTATATGTCCCCATATAGCCCAGCATACATCATCACTATAAAAGTGTCGGGTGTTCGTGGATGGATTATATTTATTCACCATCTATGCGTTACACTGCCATACTGCCTTTCGTAATCAGTATGATTAGCACGGAATTGTCTGTTCTAGATGTTTCCCGTTTTTACCCGATTTTAGACCCGCGGACACTACGCGTACGGGTCGCAATTGTGAGTAGAGATATTTCTACATAAAAAAGTATGAGTATCACACTCGAAATTGTATACAAATCCAGTATATACAGATTTGTCTATCTTTTCTATTTTTAATAAAATCTTATTATTGACGAATTTTATATTCATCTTAGACTTACTTTTACAATCAGATAGTTTTAATACTTTTATCTTTCTACTTTCAAAAACAACATTATTTAGTAATTTCCTATTATCATCTCTGGCTATGTTAATTCTATAAGACTGCTTAGATATTCCTCCAAATCTATTTTTACATTGCTTCTAATGAATTACAATAGAGTTTTTTATTTTTAATGAAAATAAAATATCCTAAATGTCTTCTAATAGTTCAAGATTTACACTTGTAAAATTAACACGAACTTTTCCGTTATCGTAAAACACAGATCCATCAGAATCTAAATACCCCTATAAGAAAGCGTATCTCAATGAATATGTTGTTTGTTTTATCCATTCTGGTATACGTTTATTATATGCAGTAGTTCCTATTTCATCTTGCAACAATAATGCTAATTCTTTATGAGTAAATATTCTTGTGTTCTCTTTATCTTTATGAACATGTATACATTTTCTATCAAAAACTTTTTGTATAAGTGTGTCATAAAAATTTGCTAAATCACCTTCTTCTTTACCAATGGATAAATATATATCGTGAGATTTTTGGTTTATATTAACAAATCCATCGCCGACAAATAATCCGAGAAAATAAAATAATTCATATGTGTAATTTGGAAATTTATTTAATATCTATTCTAAGCCATTTTTGAATTTAGCGTCACAATCATAACCGTAATATCTATTTGGAATTTCCAACCAGTCTCCAACGTTTATATCTTTTGCTTTTACAAATCCATTATTATGAATTAGAATAGGATGTTCTGATGTAAATGTTGTAGTTCTGAAAGACCCATAAGGTTTTATTTTGTATATAGACTCATTAAACTTTTCGTATATTTGAATATTTCGAATATCGACAAACTAACCATCTTTATTTATAAGTTTGTCATTAAGAGTTACATCTTCTACATTAACCAAACCTCTTTGAGTATACACCTTTTCTCCAGGAGTTAAACATCCTCCTATATATAATCCAAATGGAGGATCTTTAATTGGGTATTCCCATATCACAATTGAACCATGTGGCTTATCATCTTTCTTCAAATGATATGTTGTTATATCACCAGACTTCTTTTCAGTAGCTTTAACCTACCCTTCTCCGTCCCAAGCTAAGTCTACTACATGCTTCATATTTCGTAGCTTCTCATTTGTTCTAATGCGTGTTAATTGATTCATTAACAACTATCTTGGGAAGATATTCTTACCAAGCTCCAATACAGCCTCTTGTGGCTTTAAAGGACGCTCTGATATAAATCTATCAATAGATGTCTGAGATGCACCACCATCTTTTACTTTGTTTCTTTGAGCAATAAGCTCTTCTATAGCTTTCTCTTTAATACTATTGCCATACTAATCCATGAACTTCTACTTACCGTTCTCATCAGTAGATTCCATATTAGACCATGATGGAACAAAGAATCCACATTTAGTCTACTCTTGACCATCATCCCAAATATTAGGAAAAGTCAAACAGTTGAATGCTTCTGGCTTATAGAATAAATTCTTAAGACCATCAAAAGCACCACCTTCAGTACCACCAGTACCGAAAGCAATCAAAAGACCAAAAGCTACACCGTCGTCAGTTTCTACAGCAGGCTGTTCAACTCGCCACGCTGTTTCAAGATTAGGGAACTTACCACCCTCTTCAAATAGTACAAGTTTACCACGAGTACCACGAAGTCTTTCAGGATCATTCTTAAGTGTGATACCTGTTATACTTGATAAGTAACCTTGCTCAGTCTATTTACCAAACTCGTCTGTAATCTTAAAACCAGATACACGTTCCATACGTGTACTTGTAAGACGTTGTTTTGACCAAGCTGTATGCTTATCTATAAAATCCATTATTTGCCAAGCTTTAGTAAGAAGACCATCACCAATCAAGAACTTCTATTCTGAAGCTACAGCAAAACTTTTAGATCCAGGTATTAACTCATAATTACGTACTAACATAGATGCTCCTTTAAATGAGTATCCGCGCTGTCTTGACTTAAGCACACATAAGTGCTTGCCTTCAGTTTCAGCTTCTTCTATGGCGTTAAAGTAATAGTAGTCGTAATCCCAGAAGTTTGGGAACTCTAATATACGTTCACGTCTTGTACGTTTATTACCATATCTATCTGTATACTCAACCTCACTAAGTTTCATAATTGGGCTATAGTTAAGATAAAAGTAATTATATCCACTTATAGTATCACCATCAGGAGCAACATATCCGTATAGACATCTATTAGTTTCTTCATCCCAGTACTTTATATAATCAGTAGTTCCTGGAGGAGCTAATGTATAAGCACCGTGCTCTTTAAAGAATATAGCTGCCTATCTAAATTTATCACTATTATAAATCTTCTTATTAAAGTCAACCATAATTATTTAACTGTTTCATATAGACCGATAACACCACCACCTTTAACCTTACCAGATTCAAGCTGTTCAGCTTTAGCTTGTTTCATAGCTATATCTAATGATTTAACTACTCCGCTAACATCTTTAAGTATTCGTGTGATTTTAAGTGCTGTGTCTATATCCATACTACCTTCTGAATACTAATTCAGAGTTTCAATTAATCCCTCTGCTGCTAACTATGAAGATGAGAGCAGTCTGGTTCCAGGAGTCTGTTGAAACTCCTGAAACCTTTTTGCTAATATCATCATCTCTGCAGTAGGTTTATATTTATCATCATTGAACATATCTTTGCCTACAACAGATTGTCTTTCTTTCTCTGGATAAGCCTCGTATGGACTATTCCATTTATATAGCCAAATGATATATTCAATCTCTTTTAGCGCCTAAGATTTATCTTCGGCATTATTATAATACTCCTTAAATGGAGGTATTGCTAAATCCTAAGTACTAAGCTTTATCTTACCACCTTGTATATCAAACATTATTAAATCTTCTTAGCTAATATTTCACCTGCATGTATATTATCACTTGTAACACCAGTTACATATGGATCTAAGTTATCAAGATCATCTTTAGTAGTAGCTGTCCATACTTCAAGTGCGCAATTTTTTAAAGCAAGTGTATCTACTGCATCAGCATCAGCAACTTTAAGATTGTTAATATTTGCATCTAAGAATAAATATGCTTTTGATGCATTAGTATCATTATTATATTCATCTATCTTACTTAGAACAGTAGTCCAATTTGTATCAGAATTTTTAAGCTAATAAAAATAAACAATACCATATCTGTAACTTTGATCTACACGCGCCATAAGTAGAAGCGTATAAGGTACAGAAGCTATAAATGTAGCATTGCCTCTTAAACCACATCTATTAACAATGTCAAGTATTTTAATACAATATCCCTTACCACTATATCTAGGATTAGTTGTATCCAATGTATTAGGATCTGCCATTTTACCTTGCTTTATCTCAATGTATGGATGCAAACCACACTCTTTACAAGTTTTACAGAACTCTTCAAGTGTATCAGTTTTCTCATTATTAGGACCATGAAACGCTAATATCTCTGCTAATGTATGTTCTTCGTATTTATAAGAACCCTATGTAGTTGTTACTGTACCATTTGTCCAACCAGTTGGTAAATATGGATCATGACTAACAATAAACTTACCGTCAGACGTCATATATGTATCAGTCTCTACATATCTCCACCCTTCTTTTGCAGCAGCTCTAAATGCAGCTAAAGAGTTAGCTCTTTCAAGTTTGTGAAAGCCTTGATGAGCAATACCACGCATAACTTTATCATCGTTAGTATGATCTTTCTTAGCATCGGTTTGAGCTGTAGGTTTAAATTCTGGATTAGATGTTCTTAACATTACCTTTCCAAAAGATGGTAAATTGTTTGTTTGAACACCAGGATTATCATTTGCAGTAGCAACTAATATTACATAATTACTATCTGTTGTAACTGTATATTTCTTACCAGCGGTAGCCCAATCTGCCATACCAAATCTATTATCAGAGATCTTCCATCCAATATACATTCTAAGAGTATCTGGAATAGTGATTGTATCACCTTGTTTTAAATTTGCTGTAAAATAAACACGTTTTACACCTTGACTTACAGACCACATTGATAATGGTTTAATAGTAACATTACCATTAACAAATTCTGATGTTATATCTATATCCCAAGGACCATTGCTATTTAAAGATACTGCTGTTTCTATATCAGAGATAACTTGTTGTAATGATTTAGTATTATCATCAGAAACATTTGTACCATCATATCCTCCAACGCCATTTACGTACAACGCATTTATAGAAGTATTGTCTGTAATGTTCTTCTTTGAAATTAACTCAAGAGCGTTTAGGTTACCATTTGATAAAGATCCAGCACCAATAGAAAACACTGTATTATATTGATAGTTTCCTACAGTTTTATTATTTGTTATATTGTAAGAACCGCTTGCAAACTCACAACTATTAGAAACTTTGTTTCCTAATCCAAAGCACTGAATGTTATTTGGATATTTATTAGTTGATGAAGGTTTGCCCCTTAAAGCCGTTCCAACAAATATAGAATTATTTCCTCCGTTAAAAATTGCATTTCCTACCAATATATTACTTCTACCATCAGATGTTACAGATACCGCTACTACATAATAACATTCACTTAGCTTATCTAAGTTAGAATTATTCATTTCTATTGTATCATCGTCTATTCTTGTAAAATCATTAGATATTCTGGTTAAAGTTTCAGTGTCAGATATTTTTTCAAATACAAGGTTACGATCTTTAATATTAATAGCAAATCTATCTGTTATTCCCAAAAGGTCTTCTTTTAGCTAATATTCAATAATACTACCCTTTTTAACTAATAGTCTTAATTTGCCACCAGGATTTTTCTTAACCTATATAGCAATTCTAAATCCTAATAAAATGTTATAAGAAGCATTATTTGTTGAATATAAGCCAGATCCAATAGCAAGGTTACCTTTACCTAAAATAACATTGATGTTTCCAAGATTTAAGTTTGCATCTCCGCTTACATGATTAAGTGAAAAATCTGAAGGATATTCTTTGTTCTATAAATCAATAGACAAATAACCATTTTCTTTTTCAGATAACATATTAAGCTGTGTTGTATAGAACTTATTTCCAGTATTATCAACACTATATAAAACTTGGCTTGGTTTTATATATTTATCAAGATTTGAACTTGTATTATTTGAATTGCCGCCTTGTTGTCCAGGTGTCTATGATCCTGATCCCTATGATGCTTGACCAGCTAAACTTAATGTAGCATTAGCATCTAATACATATCCTTTTGGATAACCTTTATCCTAATTACCGATAATAACATTAAGATTTTCTGGATATATTAAACCGCCGCCTGTAAGTGCGGAATTAACTAATTTTGCTGTATTCATATTATTATATTAATTTAATCCCGCATCCATTATACGGTTTTATAATTATTTGTTATATTATTATTAATCAATGTCTTAGGATTCTCATGTACTACATAATTATTACTATAGCCTCTAAATACATTACTAAATCTCTAATTGCGAGAATATTGCGATTCACTTGTATATCTATTAGATGGGAATACTGATATAAACTTAAAGTATCCCTAATTAGCATAATTTACATAATCCTAAACAAATGCACTATTTATATCTGTTAAGTTTGTAAACTTCTGGAATACAGAGTTAAATACTACTGGATTTGCAGCTGTACTCTCTGGAGCTTTAACCATAGCAAATACTCTACTAATATCACCAAGTGTATTATTTGAGATATAATCAAATGCTGTAAATACTTGATTTGGATATACAGATGTATATGCAAACGCACCATTCAAAGATGTTATATTAGGAGCATATTCAAAGAAGTGTGGAGGTATTACATATACATCACTACTGCTACTACTCTTTGAAACTCTTGTCAAGCTTGAACATGAATTAAACATGTTTGATAAGTCTTTCTTAAAATTCTTAAACGGAAGTAACAATATATCTGGTATTCTACCTCTAAGACCAGATTCGTTGTAGTGCGGCCATTGTGGACCACAGTTGTTAAATATACTTGTAATATAACAATTACCATTACAATATCTAAACAAATCTGGAGCACAACAGAAGTTTAAGCTTCCGTTAACAACATTGTCACCTTGTCCTATAGATACTAATATAGTATTACTATCATGTTCGTAGTCTCCATTATGCTTGTTATCCTTAGTAGTTACACCATCATAAGACCACATTATAGTTTCATCAATATTATCGTAGCTTGTATTAATAGAAATAACACCACCTTTATATATAAACTTAAATGGATTGTAATTCTCATTGTGTATCAACTCTGGATCATTGTTTATATACGGCTCTATTCTACTATTTGCAAATGCATTTTGTAAACCTAATATTGATGTATTTGGAGCTTCAGTAGACACAACTTGTTTAAAATATAAAACACCTTCTGGGCTTGTTACTTCTTCCCAATTACCAGCATTCTTACTAAACCACTTAACTACATTGTTGGTATTCTCCATCTTAACTTCACTACCATCAGCTCTTACTATATTATATATAATAACCTTTTTATTGTCTCTATATTCAGTATCAGTAGTTAAAATTCCATCCTGTATACCGTAGTAAGTATTGCTTATAGTTCTACTACCATGATAGAATAGCTTATATGGAATATAGCTCTGATTACTTTCAGAGTATGATGAGTTAGAGAATATACCATTAGCATATTGCAGATTAGGACAGTTAGCAAATCCATTAGATGTTAACTTGTATGTAAACTTAACATCTCTAAACAGTCCTGTAACGTTATTAAGTTTTGTATTGTTCAAGAATAATGAACCAGGAAGTTCTACATGGTTACCGTTTATCTAATTAGGCATTGTTGTATATGCAAAGAATCCACAGCAATTCTAAAGCTTAGGACAATTCTTAAATATATCATATGGGAATTGACCGCTAACAACTTTAGTACAACCAGAACCAAACGTAGTCTGACTATAATTATTATCTATACAATCTACTGATGTAAGATTTACAAATCCTTTAAAAGAATCATTGTTTATATTAAAGATAACGCCTCCATTTAATTTCTCAGAAGATAAGAATCCGTTTATTCTTGTAACATATTGTGGGTTCTTAAATATTCTTGTAAAATCAATTGTACCATGACCATAATTAGCTGTGAGAGATACAGAAACTGAATAAACATTTGTTGTTATATTTACTGTATCATAGTCTATATAGTTAGCATTTAAAAATATATTTACATTACTAAGGCTTGTCAAGTTCTTGAAGAAGTCTTTAAGATTACCATATAGAGATGGATTAGTTTTAAATGATTCATCAAGATTATCTTTTATAGCAGTGTTAAATACATCTGATGTGTTCAATGTATTTGTGTTATTTACAATTACATTGTTTGTAGTACTTAAGAAATATTCAACATTTTTTATCTTATAATCCTTAGAACTATGTCTAAATAAGAATCTATCAAATACTCCAGTTGTTGGTCCAGTCCAAATATCACTAATATTAACAAGAGAATCTACAAGTGGGCTAAATAAACCATCATCTACAGTTACGTTATCTCCTACAAAATGAGGTGAATATAATATTGCGCTATTACCCCAACATCCAGTAAATGTATCATGTAAAGAAGTAATACCTTTAGCAAGTTTAAACATATATCTATTAGGAGAGTTGTCAGCTTGACTTGTTTTTTGGAACTTAGCATTCTATACAAAGTAGAACATCGTGTCAAGATTCTTAAGCGAACCTAAATTCTACATTGTGTAATATATGTCAAACAAAGTACATGCTGTATTAGCATACATTAACAATGCATTATCAATATCTTGGAATGTAATATTTGTCTACTTATTTGATACATTTATAGGCATAACAAAATTATCATCAGGAATAGCATTATTTGTAATCACTTCACTTGGAAGTTTTACAACATGTGTATTGTCTGATATAGCTTGTACATTCTTACCTTGGAAGTTAACAGTACTTGTAGTTCCGTGTATAGAAAACTTACCTAAATTACTAAAGCATTTATTGCATTTAATAACTATATTACCGTATATTCTTAATAAGTTTTCACACTTCTCAAAAGTGTTAGTTATATATGCTGGTCTACTTGCATCTGTAGAGAACTATATTTCTTTAATACCAGTATTTGACTGTATATTAAATTCTTGTATACTTGAGAAATCTGATAAGTCAAGAAGCTAACCATTGTTGAAATTACTAATAGAAGTATTATTTAAATACAGCTTGAGTATATTCTATTGATTACAATTAGTAATATTAGCTGTCTTCAAGTTGTAGTTACCAGATAAATTAACATTTGTTAAACTACTTAAGTCTGACAATGTGACAAAGTTATCTTCTCTACCACCAACTAATTGTGTATTGTTTGTAATCTTTACATCTGACAGATTAGGACAGTTCTCAATGTCTACTATTTCAAGATTTAAGTTACTATCAACTATAAGCCTCTGTAAGTTTTCACAGTGTGTAATCCTTACACTTCTAAGATTTGAATATCCAGTAAGATTTAGTTCTTTAATAGTATTACAATCTTCTATATATACAGAACTTAAGTTATTACATCCTGAAAGGTCTACATCTGGAAGATACTGCTGATGTATAAGTCTTAAATCCATAATATTACTATTTGTAATATTAAGACTCTACAAAGGTACGTTTGTTGGTATGAATATATTAGTAATACAACTACTACCAGAAATATCAATATCAGTTAACTTTGTAAACTTAGTCTTAGCATTTGTAGTGCCAGGATTCTATTCAATATCAAGATAGAATGAATCACCACTAACAGCACATGTAGTGTTTGCAAAGTTTATAATTCTAACCTCTGATACACTTGCCTGTCTAAATACATCAAGACTAAACTGTCCACTGAAGTACTTATTGTTATGCATATCTATAGTATGTATAGCAGGCAAACCAAGTGGATCAATATTTAACTCATTTATAGATTTAGCAATAGAACTAATCTTCATATTGTACAATGGAGTTGATTTGTCTCCAAGTTCTATAATTGAGTTAGAGTTATTCATAGTCCAAGTATAAGGACCACCTTGCTGCATGTTACCAACATTAACATAAGTCTTTGTATTATTTGGTAAGAAGTAGAATGCTTGAACAGTATCACCAACAGCTATTCTTGATATAACTGGACAATTGGATGTTACTGGAAAAGCGTCAACCTAAGTACCAGCAACGGTAGCATTAACTGTAACGTCAGTGTTATTCTTAAACGTCATAGCTGCCTATCTCTTAGACATATCTCTCCATCTGAACAAACTATCTAAGAATACAATGTGCTTCTTAAGCCATGTTCTATTATGAGCTACTTTACGACCATGGAGCTTTACAATATCCTTAGCGTTAGTAATGATATTACTTGTGAACTAAAGCATATACTTAAGCTTATAGTCATAGTTAAATATAAGAGATCCACAAAGCTCTGTTTGCTTTATAAAGTACTTATCTGTAAAGTAATTCATAAACGTATCATAACCATTAGCGTTTGCTAATGCTTCGGTAAAGCTTCTAAACTCATACCAATACTGTGCATATATAGAGTTTACAGTATCTTGACCATCTCTCCACTTTGCTTTTGTAAACGGAGTATCAAGAGAAAGCCACAGTTTATTAGTATTTGCAGATACTGTTGTTTTAGATAAACCTTTATCGTGATCAAATGTTTCAGCTACATATTGTATACCTTGAGTAGCATCTTGTGATGTAGCCTGATTAGTTATATACTTAATCCATACATCTGGATCAATTTTAAGCTCACCTTGGTTATCACTACCATTAGCAGTATCAAGGTCATAGAAGTCTACGTAGAATGTAGATCCATCCCATGTTCTATATGTAGAGTTCTTACCAAAGTTATCTACAAGCCCGAAGTAGTTACATATAATAAAGTATTTGAAAGCACTATCTACACTGAATCCCATATTATCGCTAATACTATTAGGATCAACTATAATCTATTGCTTTCTATTTAGCTTGCTATAATTACCACTTTGATCTACTGTATATTGATCATAAGAACCAGAGATCATTGGAATTGTATTAGATCCATTAACATCACTTGAATAACAACCCTCAATAGGTAGTTTCATGATATTTGATACGAACTCTTTAAATCCAGGATAATCAGAAGTTCTCTTTCCACTTGGGAATCTAACTTCGTATTTCTGATTAAGAATATTATCATCGTTTTGCCAGAAGTCGCCCTTACTTGTATCAAGATCTTCTGGAAGACTATTTGTTATTCTTTCAAATCCTACAAGAGAGTTAGTATCTTTAATCTCAATCCAGGCTGATTTATCTTGATCAAACGTCTCATCTATCTCTACATTATCAGCATAGAATGGGAATGTTGTAACCTGAACAGGATTATGATCTGCAGCATTCTTTATTGACTTAACCTACTTAAAACCTAAGTTTCTATGAGCGTCACGACCAATATTAAATGAGTAAACTCCAAGAGGAGTTACAGACAATGTATTCTGAGCATCTGTATAGAACTTAATAATAACAAATACAGGAAAACCTTCTACAGTATGTTTTAATGTAGCAGTTGGCTGTTGCGTCTTAACATAAGGAGAATCGTACACGTTCTTTAAAGCTGCAGGATCAAATGGAAAATAAGGATTATCTTTCTTTCCAAGTTCAGTGTTTATAAACGAACCAATAGCAGCGTTATTAGCATGTGAACTATCTACAATATCAGCCTTAAGTGTATAAGTTTGCTCTGGTATCCATGTTGACTTAGGTGTAAATATAGTACCAGTTGGCAATGTAATACTTAAGTTCTTTACTGAGTCTTTAAGAGTAGATGTACCCTGAAGGCTTATAGTAGCATTCTTAATAGTCTTTACAGAATTATCTGTATTAGAACCATCGTTGCTAATACCAATCGGATCCCAGTACTGTACAACTTTGTTTTCAGTTTCTGGTAATGTTACAGAAGATGAAGACTGTTGTTTTACAAATGAGTTAAATGACCAAGAAGAGTCATTACTAACATCTATAAGCATAATTGGAACACCAATCTCTTTTGCATTCTCAGTAAGCTTATTTACATCAAGTCTGTTATTAGAGTCAAGTAAGAAGTCTATAGTGTATTGCTGTGCATCTTGGTTATAAAGCAAAGACTTAATATTACCATCAGCATCTCTTGAACAGAAGTTTTTCTTCAACTCTGCATCAATTCTACCATAGTTAGGAGCACTGTTAACATAATTTGTAGCTATAATGTTATTTATATGCTGACACATTATATCAAACTCGTTAAGAGCTTCTGTGTAAATTCTAATACTATATATATTAGTATCACACTTGTTTATTAAATATTCTTTACCTCCTTTGACATATCTTCTACAACCAACATATAAATTATCACCCATCTTTATTCTGGTTGATAATTTACGTACAGCTGATACTACACCATCAAGATATACTTTAACAATATATTCTATATTACCATCAACTAACTGTGAGTAACAAACTATGGCAATATCATTGTCAATATTATCTTCAAGCTCAAGTACTCTTTGGTTATCAATATACAAGCCATGTACATCTATGGATATACCGTTTGTAATATCACCTAAGTTGTTATCAGCTACAGAAACATCACCAGAGAACAATATAGTTCTATTATCATCTGGATGATAGTCAGCATGGTAATGTAAGCATATAGTATACACATCTCCTAAAGATGACAGCAAGTCGTCAAACTTATAATCAGAGTTATCAAGCTTAAACTTATTTATAATACCAGTAGCTCCATTACTAACTCTGTAATAAAACTCACCAGTATCTTTAACGCTTATAGCAGATCTAACATTCTGCTTAATAGTAGACATATTAGACTTAGCTACTTTTGATTTAAGCTTATATAAAGTGTTACTATATGGGAATTCATATGTACCTTGGTTGAAGTTTCTTGCAGTCATATCAAAGATACAGTTATTGTACATATTAAATGTATCATTAATATAATTAACCTTTGACTTAATAAACTTTACATAATATACAGCCTCTGCTGTTTTATCGCCAGCTCTAACTACAACTCTAACCTTAGACACTTTATCCTTTACTGCAAATTCTTTATTTGATACAGATATATAATCTTTAACAGTTTGTGCAAATATACCTGGTTGATTAGATCTAACTTGAGTATCATCAATAAATATATCGTAGTTAAATGATGTTAACTGTGATACGTATGGTGTAAACTCAAGATACAAACTACCATCCATATTAACCTCTACAGGATTATTCTAATCCTTACTCATAACATTAGTTGAAATCATAATGTTATTTGATACAAGAGTTAATGAAGACTTAATAGTTTTAGTTATATTCTAATCTTGCTTATTTGTAAGTGTTTGTGTTACTGTATATACATCAATCCATTTTGTGTCTTCTGTAAACAAATCTGATAACTCTATGGAGTTTGTCTACTGATTAGTAGAAGCTACACTTAAATCATAAGACTTCTAAATTGTATTGCTTGAACCTTGTACTTTCAAGTCTAATGTATATTGACCAATAGTACCAACACTATACTGTAATTTAATAAATGAAGTGTTAAGAGTTGTTAACGAAGCAGCAACATCTTCACACTTTAATACAATGTTGTTATCAATAACAGATCCACTCCATTGACCTTGACCATACACGCCATTGCTATCATCATTATACGAAGCTGACACTACAAGTCTACCAGTATGATTATTAAGAGATCTAGCTATATTTGTGTAAGGTATAAAGAATACACTATTAGAAGCATTTACTGATGTAGCGTACACCTTTGTACTACCAACATAAGCTGATATTTCCCAAGGTTTATTATACTTAACAGATATGCCTTCAACGTTAACTTGTAAACCATCTTCTCCCATATTAATGGTTGAATTTGATTCTTTATTGTTAACCTTAATAGTTACTGATAATTCTTCTCCAGCAGGAGTTACTCCTCCACCTCCGCCAGAGCCGCCTCCACCATGAAGTGCAAGCCATGATATATTACCTTGTGCTACAGAAAGATCATCCTTTAATCTTTCAATAGCGGTATCTACCGAGATTACCGACTCGTTAGCTTTCAACATCTTTGGGTTAGATAGTGATACACCTTTGGCATCACTACTCATTAAAATCTCCCATTTGCTACGGTCGGTATTAAATTTCTTTAAGTTATTCATTATTAAAAGATTAAAGAGTTATTGTATATGTTTCTGTACTGGTTATATTATATGCCTGCTTATCTGCTTCAGAAGTAGGCTCGCAAGTCATACTAACAGTAGTTAGATTAGGAATCTGTTTATTTGGATCCCACTTAGCTGTATTCTTATCTTCGTTAACATCCCACACACCATGTATCTGTTTAGCCTCAACAACTACAGAGTCGTTTGTAACTTTATATTTTATATACATAGGGTAATGCTGTTTTCTATTCTCATTAGGAGTAGTAGCATTAGATGCTGCCTTGAAGTAAGACATAAGCCAAGGTATTAAATATTCATCTCCAGAAGGCTGCTCTTTATTAGAAACAAGCTTATACCCAGTAGCCTAAGACATAACGTATGTAGGAGCTGTAATTCTATCTACAAGCTCATATCTTGCGTAGTTGTTAGATGGATCAATATCTTGTTGTCTAGTAACCTGAATTACTGGACGTCTTGATAAAGTGTCATCAACGTCTCCCATTATATCTACAGCAGGATTAACTTTATTCTCAGATGTAATATAATTTTCTGGTGCGTCATATATAGGCTTACTTAATGTATAAGTATGCTTATGACCGCCAAATACCATCTTTATACCATGCTTCTTAAATAGTCTTGAGAATCTATATTTACCAGCAGTATTGTGAGTATTAAGATGAGATCCTTCTCTACCAGCACTACCTTTCATAAACTGCCAAGTAACCATTGTGAATGGCATTTCGTGCATATATACAAATGGCTTCTTAACAAGCTTACCTGAATTCATAAGTGATTCAAACCAAGTCTCTATACTATGATTAGCAGCTTGTGCAAATAATGCATCTGCTATACCATTATTATATGTCTTACTTGAAGCTTCTGCAGTTTCTGAATTCAAACATACAAAACTAAAGTCTCCATATGTATAATAGTATAAAGAATATAAAGGATATGTACCTCCATTCCAAGTAAAGTTATAATCAAAGTCTGGATCAAGCTCAAACGTAAAGTATCTTAATACATTGATATGGTTAAACTTAGAAGTAGCGTCTTCTCCATCTGTAAGAAGAGTTGGCTGTTCACTACATAAATCATTGTTACCTATAGTAAACATCTCTGTCTTATTTGGAATAAACGTATCAAGAGCCTCATAATAATCAATCCACTCATTCTCTCTATTACCACTCTGTGCAATATCTCCAGTATTAATTAAGAAGTCAAAGTTCTCTTTAGACATTATACCAGCAGATCTAAACCATGGTCTATAATCCAACCAACTGAATCCCTATTGATCAGTCTCTTGTATAAAGGTAAATCCATTAGTAGCAACATCAGAATTACTTGCTACATTTGTTTTATAGATTTTACTCTTATATGATTCATCAGTAAATCTACCTACTTGATATTCGTACTCTCCAGCTTCAAATGTATTACTTAACACAACCTTATGAGTTGTTACCCACATACCGCTTGGAGTTCTCCATCTAAGTCTCTTATAATGATCTATAAACTTATTTATAGCTGCTGTATTATTCTTATCACCTTGTGTTATAGATCTAACTATAGTCCAGTCAGACTAACCAACTTTCCTATATCTAAGATACTCATCATAATTTCCAACTGATACCCAGTTAAAACATCTTGATGCTTTATGAGTGTCTCCTGCTGTAGCATGTATACCAAATGTGCATCTAACACAATTAGGCTTAAACGGATCAAACGATGTCTTATTAGTAAAGAAGTTCTTACCTTCCCATGAAGCTTTTGGAGTAAACTTCTGCTTAAGACTATCTGGATAGTAATACATTGGAACATTACCCGCAAACTATGTCTATGTGTTCATATTTATATATGTCCATAAAGACTTAGTCTTTCTTGCACCATAAGCCTTATTACCCTGCTTAGAAGGCTCAAGCATAAACCATCTTACATACACACAGTCTTTAGCATTATCTGTACTATTAACCTGGAATGTAGCGTCACCTTCATATACAGAACCTGAACCAAATCCACAGCTATCAATATAACCTTGATATGTGAAGTTCTTATTCCATGGAGACTTTAATTCTCCTTTATCAAGAGGATTACCTTGTTGATCATATACCCAGTTGTTATCAATATCACCAACACATAGATAGAAGCTTGAAGCGTCTTGGCTAAATCCTATTGGATTATCACCATCCATCCATATCTGATCATATGTATTAACTTCTATGAATGCGCTCTTGTTAGTATTACATCTCTGTCCACGTATTAAGTATGTAGAACCTGCTTTTATAATACCATCAAGCTTAAGTGTCTTCCACTTAAAACCATTATGACCATTACCGTATAGAGTGCCATCTGTGTATAACAACATTAAACCATTTAGATTAATATCGCTATTTGAACCATTTGCAAGCTCTATAAAGTTATGGCTACATATCTGATTATCATTGTTTACACCTCCACAGTATACTTCATTTATACACAACAAATGATCAACATATACTTTCCATGCAGGATCAACGTTACCAACCTTTGTAACCTGAATACTCTTCTTTCTTACAGTTATCTTACCATTCTGATCAACTTGTACATTATAAGCAGAATCTCCATCTGTAAATGTAAGATGATCAAGATGTGTAGCATATAAATCGTCTACAGATATACCACCACCAGATCCTCCAGAAGACTATTCGCTTCCTACTACATTAAACTTACCGTCTTTATACAGAACAACTTTCTTTCTATCTGTATAGTACAACAGTTCACCATCTATAAGATTCTGTCTATTCTTACTAAAGTTAATAGCTGTATCCATCTTTATGGATATATGATTAACAGTAGGTTCTACACCAGTTGTATTTGGCTGAGTAGGATCTGTATTAACAGTATGCTCTTCTGTTATCTCAGTAGGTCTAATAGGGTCTGCTGTACGCATGATCATCTACCTTGCACTGGAGTTAGAATCTCCAGCTACAATGCCATTAAGGATCATCTTATTTATAGTACCCATATTTGAGTATATATCCCTAATAGCCTCTTTAATCTTTAATAGCTCATCTGAATTAGAGCTATCTAAATGGACACCTTCACTGGTGTCTAGCCATAGTACATCCTTAGTACTTGGCTCAACTTCGCCAACATATAAAGCATTACTTATGTTAAAGTTGTTTATAATGTTGCGTAATTCTTTTATAGAAGTGGAATTATGTTCTATACCCGCAGTATTAGCCTCTATAAGTCTACGAGCATCATTTATAATATTATCTTTGCCATCTATGTAGTTCTTAAGCTTATCTATCTATGCTTTAAGATCAACATAATCTATTGAAGGTGGATTACTACCACCACCACTATGACCGCCAGAACTAAATCCACCTTTCAACAATATCTTCCTAATGGAATTAGCGTCTAATATATCTCCTTCTTCAAATACTTGTCTTGTGATACTATCGCTATCACTAAACATAATAACTCGAGGAGTCTTTGGATTAAACACATTTTCCACAAGTCTGGAACCAAAAAGTTTAGATTTCTTCATGTGCTATAATTTATATAATTATACAAACAAGGAAAGGGAACTACACATTATTGTGTAATCCCCTTACCGTCGGAATTTTGCCAGTACCATTTACGACGCCATTCCGCATAGCCTTGTCACGCGTTACTCAGCTATCTCAGATCCGCTCACGGAATCCGCCGCTACCATAGTAGCATCTGTAGTAGTACTCTCAACGTCTTGAGTCTTCTCTGCAGCTGCATCAGGCGCGCTCAACTTCTCATCGCTGGAACCATAACCACCTTCACCACGTTCTGTCTCACTAAGTTCTGCTACCTCTGTAATTGTAACTTCTGGAATAGGCATGATAATCAACTGAGCAAATCTCTCACCAACCTTGTATACAGCTGGAGCAGCATCAGTTGTAACATGCATCTTAGCAGTAATCTCACCACGATAACCAGAATCAATTACACCTACAGCATTAGTCAAAAACATAGACTTCTTAGAAATAGAAGAACGAGGGAACACTAAACCAACATGGCCTTCTGGAATTTCAACAGCTAGACCGCAATGGTATACAACAACAGTCTGACCACAATCATTTGGTTCAAGTGTAATATCTGTTGCTGTTAAGTCAAGTCCTGCGTCACCTTTGTGTGCGCGTATAGGCAATACAGCCTTTTCATCTAATCTTTTAATTTTTAGTTCCATTCGTATTTAGTTAAAATTATACATAAACAAGTCACCCCACTAGGATTCGAACCCAGACTAAGGAGGTTAGAGCTCCCTGTGCTAAAAACCATTACACCATAGGGCAATAATGTGCGGATTTTAAAGATGCCGCACCATCTTAAATAAAATGAAAAAAATTTATTTTCTGTTAGAAATCTTATTGATTAATTCATTTACTTTGATGTAAATGTAATACAGATAATTAATTTAAAATCAATTTTAACAATTTAAAATTATGAAAATCGTAGTTGCGGAGGCAGGATTCGAACCTGCGATCTTTAGGTTATGAGCCTAACGAGATACCTCTTCTCCACTCCGCGATGTTAGCTCTTTGATAGAGCTTATGAAAATATCATTTCTTATAGTCAATCCATCTTTACAGCGTGGATAATCTGTTGTATTTATTAAGCTCCTGCTACGCCTATTTTATCACGGCAACAATCAGCTTCTTCGTTACGTTTATCACGCTCTTCAATATTAGTCTTAATATAATTAGCGATAGCATCATTTCTGAATGTTACAATATCAGCAGCATCACCTCTACGGAATACAAAAACAATATCATTTTTCTTAACATTGAATATTTTGCCATTCATTGATACTTCCATATCGTCAAGAGCTACAAATGTATCACCCATTGACAACCATACAGAAGGGATTGTTGCAAGTTCAAATACTCCGTTATTTTCCGCAATGCTATAAATAGCACCTCTAACTTCAACAGCTTTCTTCATGATTACTTATTCTTACGTGTTACCCAATTCCACAATCTCTTAATAATAGAAGCCTTCTTAATTACAACCTGTCCGTTCTTAACCTTAAGAGACTCACCTTCCTTAAGTTCAACTGCGCTAACCTTTGTAATGTTACAATCACCATTTGAGAAGTTAAGTGCTGTACCAGTGCTAAAAGCTTCATTCAAGAAGTCATTAATAGCATCCTTCTCTACGATGTCGCAGTACTGTGCAAACATGTGCTTATCAATTGGTGCGCCATTGTTAATGTTACCTTCTACTGTACAGATAACAACATCATCGTATGTCTCACACTTTGAGAGGTCGATGTTAAACTTTGCGTAATCTTTCTTTGTGTACTTCATTTTGTAGTATATTCTTTTTGTTTATTATCCTTATATCTTCTTTTAAGCTTAAATTTAAATAGCTTGTTAAAAAGTATATCACTCGTATCATCTGACTTCATTATTTGTTCAGTCTATTTGAATACATGTTGACAAACTTTCTTTACAGTATCCAGATCATATCCTGTTTCTTTAGATATTTCTCTGGAGATAGAATCTATATCTATCATTTACAAACAGCTACTATGTCGTAGTAATGAACCAACTTACTGTCTTTAAGTAAATCAAAATACTCACCTCTCATGTTTCTAACAAGAACAACATCGCCAACATTTATCTCGTATGGCATATTCTCTTTGTGTTCAAAAGAAAGCGGAGTCTTAATTACTACAGCTTTACGAAAATCGGATTCTACTTCTTTTACCTCAGTCTCAACCTTATCAAAGTCTACAGCTTCTACGCCGTTATCATCTTTCTTTGCAGGCTTTACATCGACTGGTTTACTAAACTCTTTCTTTACCTTGATCGGGTCCAACAGCTTAACTAAGAAAGCATCAGTGAAACTATATTCAATCTTATTAGCAACACTCTCTGCAAGCTGTGACTGATCCATTAACTTGTTATCTTCCATTACTTCTTTAACTCTCTAAGATGGCTTAAAGCCTTAATCAAATTCTTTAAAACTGTGCCTTTCTCAACCTTCAAACAAGCTGGCTTATCATCGAAGTCACGATCAAGATTATCAAGCTCCTCATTGTAACGATTAAGCATAATATCAATTTCGTCAAATACATTTCTGAATGTATCATTCTTCTTATAATCAACTTCATCAAGATAACCATTCTTAATCAATTCCTGTGCGTATACAGAATCAATTTTGAATATAGCACTAAATGAAAACTTAGAATCGCCAGACTCTGTCTTATCAACAGAACTATCACTGTCTACAAATACGTAAGACTTTCCGTCTTCTGTGAGAGTCAACTTATCTCCAATCTCGAGATTAAAGAATGGCTCGATTACTTTTAATTCTTTCATCATAGTCGTATATTTTTGTGAAATTCGACTGCGTAACGTAAGACTGGCTTAATTTGGTTGCAAAATTGAAATATTTTTGTAATTTGCAACTTTTGGGTATATATTATCGTTATGGGGGATATAGGGGGTAGGGTGGGGTGAGATATATAATATAAACTATATACAAACAATGAATACTATAGAACTAAATGCAATACTATACTACGCTGATTATTTATCACTTAGAACAATAAGTAAACCAGTTACAGACAATTGTAAGTATTACTTCATTCATAATACTCCTATAAACTCTGCATATATAGTAGATCTTACGCCATTTTACGATGAAGATAATCTATTCTACAAACAAGCTAAAGAAGAGTATAATGAGCTTAAGAACAAGTTTGGAGAGGCTGGAGTAATGTCATTCTTAGAGAATATATCAGATCTAAAAGCTTGTGGTACTGTAGGTGCTAAGCAAATGCTTAAATACATACATAGATATAGTACGACAATAGACAGAAAGAAAGCTTTCTCTAGATATTATAGATGGCTTGATAAATAGAAATACATACAATTTGTAGAAGACGAAAATGGCGAACAAATAGAACAAGAATGTTCAAGGTACGTAGCTCACTCTGAAAGAATGCGCGGAAAACAAATCATTTATCAGAGCTCTGAGATGGCTTGAAAAAGAACAAAGATATAGACTTAAAAATGGATTGTACAACAAAGGAAATGATGTTTAAAGACATAGTTGAATGTATGTATAAAACATACGAGAAAAAGAATAAAGACTATGGAAATAGCTTTGACATACTATGTGATAAGTTTGGATTAGTAGCAGCGGCTATACCGTTAAACAACAAGGTTGAGCGTATAAATAGCTTGATTAAAAACAACAAGAGCTATGTAAATGAATCTATAGAAGATTCTATTTTAGACTTAGCTAACTACGCAATAATGACTTTAATTTATCTTAAGAACAATGGGGAAAATAAGTAAATATAGTAATCTATACAAAGATAATACTTTGATAAGATCTGTAAACAGCAAGGGTATTTTAGAAAAATATACACTAAAGGAGGTACAAGATTTAGTAGATAAGCTTGGTACTGAGAAAAATGAGAATGGTCGTATAAAAGATCAAGAAGGATTTAATAACGCATCATATATACTTATGCAAATGTACAATGATCCTAAGTATAACGATGAAAAGGAAAACTTTATAAAGGAATTAAATGACAGATTGCGAGTTAACAAAGAAGAAGTTCGAAGAGCTCTTGGAAGCGATGTCGAAAGTGAAGTTGTCAAATCCACCGATACTAACAGTGAGCGCGGAACAGTACAAGTATCTGGAGAAGATGGGGGTGATAAAGGACGGGAAGCTGGTGACGATGCCATCAAGTTCAACCTCGACGGACAAGAAGTTGCCATGTCTAAGACAGACGTTGAAAACGACAAGGAGTTTTCTAAAGGAGCGTTCTTAAAGTCATACGATGTGAATGACAATAAAGATGAATACGTAGAATACAAGGAGAATTAACTATGCCGAAGAAAGAAGTATAGAACTATTACTTAAAGTTCACAGATTACGTAGAAGTAATATACGCTGCATACAAGGAGCCTGAAAAAGACTGGGTTCCTTGTACTGACGAAGAAGCACAATAGATTATTAAACTAAACGCTTAGGCGTACATGATATATAAACAAGCATATGAAGCTAATAGAAAACAAAATAGAAAAACTAAAGCAAAGCCATGATCTTTTAGGCATATTTGAACAGATAGAGATAGCTGGTCGTACTGCATATAAGTCATTAGATAAGATAGAGTATGATGAGAATGGAAGGTCTAAAACAGCTAAGGCGTTTGTTGATAAAATGATTGATTTAGGTCATGGTTCACCTTTGGAGCACGGAACAGTGTACTTAAAAATACCACGTGAAATAACCATTACATATGACTACTTTACAAACAATTACTCTACGTGTAATTTAGATGATAATTATATATATATAACTACAAACTATAGAGTTATTGTTGAAAACGACCTATCTGATGATCTAGAATTTATCTGTGAACCCACTGAATATCATGAGAAACGTACAACATTTAGATTAACATGTGCAAGAGTACAAGCTGATTCATTTGTAAGACATAGAGTATTCTCATTCCTAATGGAGTCTACAAGATACTGTAACTACAGTAATGGTAAGTTTAACAGCGAAATAGAAGTTGTAAAACCAACTAAAATTGATACGTTTAAAGGCGTTTTAAATGAGTTTATAAAATCATGGGAAAAGTCTGAAAGTGCATATATACAGTTAGTAAACTATGGAGTTAAACCAGAAGATGCTAGAGATGTACTTCCTTTACAGCTTAAAACAGAACTCATTATGACAGGTACGGAGTCTCAATGGGAACAATTCTTTAAGCTTAGAATATCAGGTCACGCTCACCCTGATGCAAAGTATATAGCAGAACAAATAAAGAAACAACTATGAAAAAACTACTTAAATTTATAAGGTCTATATTTTCTAAGAATAAGTATTCTGTTTATGTTGATTGTATTGATAAAGATATAGCAGTATATTACACAATAGTTAATCATGTTCGTTTAGCTAATATGCATAGCTACAAACATATATTTAGTATAATTCCCTTAAGCAACAATATAATAATAAAATGTCAAACTTACAATGATATTTCATGTTGGTCGACCTTAAGCTTATCGCTCTTACGTTGTTACCAAGAAGAAGAGTTAGCTGATCGTATTGATAAAGAATTGAAATGTTTAACCAACGAAGTAGATAGTAGTTATAATTGTTATAAAGCAAGTAAAAATGAAAAAGATAATTAAAGCTCTGGCTCACTCATTTCATTGGGTGACAGAGAGCAATAGATTAAAGCATATCCAATATGGATTCTATGCTGGTCTATGTGGAACAATATTTTCTGCAATTGGGGCAGGATTAGCAGCGGAGTATAAAGATAAACAATATGGCAACGTATTTGATTGGCTTGATGTTACAGCCACTGTAGTAGGAGGTATGTTTGGACAGGCAGCACAATTGCTATTAATACTTGGAATGTACAAGATATTTAAATAACATAAACCCAGGGTGATTAAATTCATTCTGGGTTTTATTTTGCCCTATAAGGGAGAACCCTTTTCTTTCTTTATATATTTCTTTCTTTTAGGAGAGGGTTTAGCTAAGCTTATATAGACTATATAAACTATATATACTTACTGTACACTAATCTCTTTCTTTTGCTACTTTTCTTTCTCTATTGGACGGCATAGATAGCCTATATTTCACAAATGAGCTCATATAAGCCTCTGTAAGCCCTTATAATCACTCAGGTGGATAAGTTATCCAGAACGTCTATTATAACGCGTCAGAAAGCCTGTAAATAGCCTTAAATCGAATGTAGGATATTTCTCCTGTAAAAATATTTTTTATTTTATTTTTTTATGATATTTAAAATCTTGTATGCATGTACAGACAAACGGAACTCCCCCCTGCCACTTCCCCGTGCTCGTTGCAGCAGGAAAGTACCCCCACACCCTCCCAAGAAGGCAAACTCGATTAATCATCGTATTCGCTATGATACAAGTAATCGCATTATGGAGTGTGTTTGTGCTTGCGGTAATCATCGCTGGTGTAGCATTACTCAATGCATCTCATGAATAACAGTAGTGGGATGCAGTGGTGATTAGGCTGTGTGATATTAGTGTTTTTTCTACACTGGTATATACACAAGCCTAATTATCATAATAGATGACATCAAATCAAATAAATATATATGAAGACAAAGACTGTATTCTATCTTAGAGTCCAAGATTCTAAGAATAGACGCTACTGGCGCGATAGCCAGAACTACGACACAATGGATGAACTCTTTGCTGCATGTAAGGAGTGGTTAGAGCAACACAGGTATACGCCTGTGATCTTTGCTCAAAGAGAAATAGTGACTCCTGAGTAATCATGGGTTATTATTCCTCACAAGAAGCCATACTATAACACACTGCGCTCGCTTCGCTCGCGACTGTTCGTTGCTACCCAAGTTGCCAAACTCAGCTAATCATAATATTCGCCAATAAACATAATTGGTAAACCCTGTTTTAGATTCGGCAGGTATACACAGATGACGGTATCTGTGTATTAAGAGGGTGTGCTTGATCGACACATCAAGATTACGACTCGTGTGATCGCGAGAGTTCTTTCGCTATCTATAAAGTGAAAAGTAGTTCGTTACTGATAACGAAAGTTGTTCCGCTTAGGATTCAGGGTATACGCGTTGCCTTGGACATTATTGGTAAAGTACAGAGTTACCAGTAATGCTTATAATGAATGGGTAGCTGCCACCATTCTGGGTATCTGTACTATCTTGATAAAGCAGCAAATCTGAGGTTGAAATCCCTCGGGGCAATAGAATATTAGACTCATCATCTAACAGGTCCGGCTTGATGAACCGGTGCGCCCCAAAACCCACCACATATCTTGTGCCTTGACGTGGCGTGGTGGCTATGTATACATAGAGTATACATTCTGAACAAGATAAAACAATCAACATTTTATTATGATTAAGCTTTGCGTATTTGTAGTCGTATGGCTTATCAACATCTTATTGTTGATAGAAACTGTACGACTATCACTGTTGTCTATTATAGACCGCAGTAACTTGCCAATTACATTGGCTGTAGCTGTAGCATTGTATGTATTGATTACTACAAGTGCTAAGAGAGTTAACTCCTTGACTGAGAATGCTAAGGAGGCATTGGGTATGGATTATTAAGGCGAGCTAATAACTCGCTTTGATAGCCCAAGTAGCCACACTTATCCTCCATGTTCCCTAACCAAGTAGCCAAACATAGATTATTCATAGAACTCGCCAGCCAACACCGATAAGCTGTGCACATGAACTGATTTCGGTAACCCAATAAAATTGCAATTAAAATGGGAAATTTGATTAAAGGCTCAGAATTAGGAGCCTACAAGACTATCGCTATGTCAGTTGGCGTAGCATCAAAAGAGAATCGTAACGGTGTTAAATCACGCTTCCTGGTTCTCGTAGTTCGTGACGAAGATAGCGCTGCCGCTAAATCAAAACGAATTATCTTTTGGGATGAGGACGTACCAGGTTTGATCGACAAGATTAAGCCATTTACAGCTCCAAAACCTAACCCAGTCACCAAGGGTTTTGACGTAGATATGAACGCAATGAATGCAGCTGATAATGCTGCAGACTTCGCTGATTACCTACGTTTCCCAGGCATGATTGAAGAGCAATATGAGCTTTCTAAAGGCCCATGTTATGCTAATGATGCTGATGGAAATCGTATTCTCGATGCCGCAGGTAACCCTGTAGTACGCAGCACAATTTCTGTGCTCACACAGGTAAAATTTATCATGCCTGATGGCTCAATGAAGTACTTCAGCGGCATGGATCCTTACTCTACTGGCGCACGTATGGAATCACGTTTCTGGCGTGAGGCTGTGAATGCTGCAAGTACGCAGACTGAGGGTGTGGTGGGGGCTCCCGACATTCCTGAGAATCCTGCACAACAAGCAGCACCTCAGACTCCATTCTAAGTTAATATATAGCCTTTCTCGTAAGAGAGGGGCTATATAGCTCACAACACAGAACTATTTTCCTGTCTGTTGCAGCACAACCAATATTCTCAAAATGGGAGAGTATATAAGCATATATAAGTGATTTCGATTATCACATATTGGACACATATAAAAATAAAGTTATGGAAAAAGTGTTTAACATTAAAGTATTGGGATATGTCTTTGCATTCTTCGCAGGGGTATTATCAGTGTATGTAATGATTGGCCTTAATAAGAGTCATATCATCAGTGATTTAGAGTACGCAAACTACAAAACCCTCGACTATAAAGAGAATTTGCTAAAAGCGTATTACGAATACTACAATAGTACAGAAGCAATGTTTGATATACTTCAAATTGAAGACTCTCCTATTATTGAAACAGATGAGGGGTCAAAATATTTGAAGGCAAATCAAGTAGTAAAGTCTCTTCAAGACGAAGAAGCTAATTGTGATAAATACTAACAGAAAAGCTACCAGCTGTAAAGAGGTAGCAAAGAAAAAGACAAGATGGAGAGTCTCTGTACTTCAGTTCTATAACCATCATTTGTTGTCAGCCCCTGTGTGAATAATAGTAGCACTTATAGGAACTGTCTGGAGTGCACACGAAAGTGTGAATATGCACATTAATTAAATCCTTGTGCAAAGGTAAATGTATGGAAGATTTTATTATCTTTTCAAACACATGCGGTGGACGTACATTATTACGTAAATCAGAAGTAGTATCTGTACACGAAGATGATGTAGAAGGAGAAATAAACGTATCAACAAATGATGCGGATTTCATGACTTCTGAATCATTTGATTCTATCATCTCAAAACTTACAAAGTAATGGCACAGAATGATTATTCTGAGTTCTTGAAGGCAGCAGATGCAGCCGCAAGAAAGGTGCATAGTTCAAAAGCTAAGAACATGATCACTAACCATGTATGGAATGCTGAAAAAGGCAAGTATGTGAAGGTTAAACGTTATCGCAGTAAGACTGCAATGACAAAGAAAGAAGAACGTGAGTTCTTTGGGCATACATTCACATTCAAGCAGAATATTCTATCAATCAACAGAGGCGAAACAACTTTGTTATTTGATAAGAATCATCAGCTCTGTGACATTCTTCCATTTGAGGATGATACAAAGGAGTTCCTTGATGCTCATCGTGGACAACCATATCAGTTCTTTGTAAATGATTAAGTTGTCATATGTTGAGTCTTTAGCTTTCAAGAAGATGGGCTTTAAAGAGAAAACAGACGGGTATTTTGTAGTAAAAGTACCAATTGATGTTTGTTGCCCAGATAATTGGAACAATAAAGGCGAAGGTTTCGTAGCTATGCTAAATGTATATCAAGCTGTTGAATTCTTATCAGCTAAAAAAGGAATATACATTAGCATTTCAGTTCATACAAATCATGAAATGAGGAAAGCTGAATTAATGACTACTGTGACGTATACAAGGATTGGCTATATAACATGTCAGAATGAAATTGGCAATCGTTATACAACTATAGAAAATGCTCTGTATGCTGGTGTAAAAAATGTTCTGGAAACTTTAAAGAAGCTTTAATATGATTAAGCAAAAAGTAACAGAATATAACTCTGCTTTCTTAGTAGAAACAAGATTAACTTTTACTAAGAAAGAATCAAAAGCTTTTGACTTAGATAAAAATCTAAAGAGAAAAGTAAATGCTATAATTAATCGCTATAAGCGAAATAACATGAAAAGACGCAATTACACATCATTATTGTTTAGTGTTAGAGATATAAAAGATTTATCTATAACATATCCATGTGGTGTAATATTTCATGTTTATTATAACATTGCTTATCTTGATAGAAAGTATATCATCCTGAATAAGCAAAAGGCTTTTGCTAAAGAAATCAAAGAGAAAATTAAAGCAAGTATAGATGCTTAGTTCTATACAAAGTAATAAATTTTAAAACATTATCAAAATGAACATTTTAAAATTAACAGAAAACGGAATCGTAGTGGTAACAAAGGTTGGAATTGGTGTAGCACTATCTGACAAAATAGCAAACAAAGGATCATATCACATCCGTGTAATCACAGAACAGTGTGATAAGATCGAAAGTTGTGAGATCTGTGATAACGACATGGATCCAGGAAGCAAAGACTACCCAAAGATGGTCAAGGTGACATCTGTTGCATTCAAAGAGGCTGATGCAAATTGTGTGAGTACATTTGCAAAATCACAGGAGAATGTGTTGACAGAGGTTTTGGAAGCAGAAGCTGCAAACCTTAAGATCGTGAGAGCATCTGAACTCAACGATAAGATATTTGAAGCGATGCTCGATACTTCATGTGAATCTTCAGAAAATGAGAAAAACTAAGGTCCATATACAAAACCAACAGCATCAACAGCGGAAAGACAAATCCGCTGTAGATGAGGTTGGGAATAAGAGATTTAGGTTATTCTTTAAATCTGGTGGAGCAAGTATTCTTGTAGCTAAAGGATTAACAAAGAATGAGGTTTATATTCTAACTAAACAGTTTGAAAATAACCTCAAGAATTACGATTCTAAGCTCGAAGGAGTTTGGTTAAGCGTAAAATAAGCAAATGTAAGTGCTTGTCTTACATAACATTTAAAACATTTATCAAAAATGATTCCAAGTTACAACAAACCAGGTAACAATGATGGATTTGAGAAAGTCTTATTCATCTTATTTATAGCTATGCTCTTCTTTGGCATTGCTGTAAAGTGTAGTGCACAGAAAGTGCAACAGAAAGCTGTGTATGACACAGTAATGTGTGATCAAGCTTGTATTCAGAAGTATGTACAAATTCCTAACGAAAAGACAGGAAAAGTGCGTATCTTTGCTGTATACAAAGATTCTAAGCACAACGTGAATGAACTTATTAACGTGTCTGAAAGTACATATGATTACATTCAGACATGTAAAACCTATGGAATTCCTGCCCAATTAGGTATTAAGCTCAGAAACGGTGCTATCCAGAGTGTTATTCGCATTAAAACAATTATAACTGTAAGGCGATGAATGATGGAATAAAGAAAGGTGTAGCGGTGTACCGTAAGAACAAATACGGTCACCTCTACAACATATTTCTCGTTGAAGGTACACGCGGAGATAAAATCCTTGCTAAAACCTTAAACGGACGTAAAATAACATTAGAGAGAAATGATTTTTACCCAGTAAAAATTCCAAGTTTGAGAATATCAAATGAGGAAATGGATAAAATTATAGCTGGTGTTAGAGTCTTTAATCACAATATTACACAATCGTGGGTTGATGTAGTTGAAGGATTTAAAGAAAAACAATTTGAAATTATAAGACTAACACATACAAATAGAAAAGTGTATGTGATGTTAGAGTCCATTAACAGATCTGTTAAGAATAAGATTGTGAAAGAAAGCGCAAATGGAATTCTAACTAAACAGATCTTTTCTATTAGATGCGCTATTTGGAATATCATATTTGAATGAAAATTCCAAAACCAGGCCAATTTTGCACAATAAACAATGTAGTTTACAGGGCTTATAAGGCAAAAGATGGCTGTAAAGGATGCGCTTTCAACAATCTGTTTTCATGTTTAGGTATAATAGATGGGAAAACAGGTAGAGCTAAAATGGACTGCAAGTATAGTCATATAATCTTTAAAAAAGTATGAAGTTGTTAAAACTATCATCAGTTATAAGAATAATCATTTCAATCTTAATTTTGTATTTGATAGAAAATGGTACAATCGTAAGTAGATTTAATATTGCGATAATAATACTATGCTTTATCGAATTGACATTAGATCTTTGTTACATTGTAATAAACTTAAGTATCAAAGAGTAACCCTAAGTGTAGAGTGTTAGCATCAAACTAATGCTCTACATGTACATTTAATGCAACCTACGCCTCCGAAGTACAAGGAGAGTACGACTGGTCCCAAGTCCAGGATGAAAGATGCAGAGGGGATGTACATTTAAGTGCACGCTTATCAAGAGCGCGATGCTGAGTATCGAAAACTCCGTGCACTACCAAACTTTTTGTTTTTATATAATTGTTATTTTGTTCGATTAAATGAGTGTTGTGAAACACATCACATTCTATTCTTAGATTTGTCATAGTTAAGTTAAAATGTTTAATTAGACAATGGTAATAGCGATTATCAAAAAGGCACACTTGCTTGTGAAAGTATGTGTGACATGGCTTTATAGCTTAATTGGTGAGAGCGCCCCGCTTTGGTGGGGAGGTATAGGGTCGGAGCCTATTGAAGCCACAATCCATTTGCATAGTATTTGTAAAAATCATGATTTGCGTATACACGGTCTGTGAAGATAGTGTATATTATGGTCTATTCGTCTATCGGTTAGGACACAAGATTTTCATTCTTGTAAGAGCAGTTCGACTCCGCTATAGACTACTATAAGTTTTTTCCAAGTTCTTTAAAAACTGGACAATTAATTTATGTTAAATCCAATAAAACATTATCAAAATGGAAAAATGGATTAAAAGGATTATGACAGTATCATTTGTACTGTTTGCAGCTATCCTTGGCTTAACTGCCTTAACAAGCTGCAATCATGAGAGTGGCAACAGGAAAATCAAGAATTCAGATTCTGCTTTTGTGGTTGGAATTGTTGAAAAGTACTGTCACCCAGAAATGTCTTCTGTTGACGAGGCTGTAATGCTTCAGCAACAGATGTCAATGGATGCTGATTACGAACGTGTGTTTATCAACATGCCGCCGAAAACATTAGAGGCAGTAATTCACGTAATAACACACAAGAATAACACATCCACATTTACGATCAAAGATATTGCTCAAGAGTATTTATCAAGTCAGAAAGTATATGACAATCTGCCTGGTAATGAGCAAGAATCAGATGTGGTCTCGAAACCAAAAGTGCTTGACGAACCCGATAGTATAGGAGGAGGAAAGTAGTATGGAGACAAGAGCTATCGTTATTCTTTACGAAGGCATTAAGCCTTCTGAGAAGTTCATGATCAAACTTGCTCAGGTTCTCAAAAAAGAGAACATAACAAGTGATCATAACATTTCTATTTCAGAGCTTGATCAGGGTGATATTGTTAGAACTTTAGCAAAAGCTAAAGCTGCAGAAACAATCACATTCAAGCATGCTGTAGAAAAGAATCCTACAGAGCAGTCTATGATCTACCTAAAAGGTTATTTTGGCGACGATGTCTGGGTTAACCCAGTATTGTTCGGAGTAAACCTTATGGGTGCCAAGAACTCCCTTCCAGAAGAAGGGAAAACCGCTCTACGCATATTGTGTAGAGATAACATCCCTTCAGATGTTTCTTTGAAGTACAATTTTACAACAGCTCACCTGACAGCCATTAAGGCAGTCGTAACATCAATGTAATGAAACAATATGATGACCACCACATGGTGGTAGAGAAAGAGAGTAAAAGAACAGAACGTGCAAGACATATTAATGCAAGACCATACAAGCGTTCTAAGTACAAACACAAAAACTACGAAGAGGATGTATAAGGTAGAACTTTGGAGCCGTAATTCTCATGGCAACAAAAAAGACCTGATTTCAACATCTTTATATCCTACAAAGGAAGAAGCTGATGCTGCGAGAATAGTCTTAATAAGACTATCTCGTGGCAGAACATTCGTCCCTATAGATGCAGAGTGCGTGAAATTAGGCAGGCCAGAAGTGGCTATTTTCAACGAAACTAACTATATTGTTTGTTAGAATCGTTTAACATAATATTAATTTTTAAAATCATTATCAAAATGGCAAAAGAAACAAAGAAACCAGCAAGCACTGCAGTAGCAGTAACAGAAGACAACGTGATGGAGCAGATCAAGAATGGCAATATCTTGGCTGAAGCTAACGTCAAAGCAGCTATTGAAGAGATTCAGAAGCAGAAGGACGAGAAGCAGAAGAAAGAGGCTATGGACATGATCTGTAGAGCTAAGTATCTGAACAACAAGGCTCTTCTTGAGCTTCGTGCACGTCGTCGTGAAGAGAAGAACAACAAGGAATACCTCACAGAAACGAAGAATATCCTTGATGAGGTGCTTGGTGGTAAGATTACTCCTATAGAGTACAAGAAAAAGTGTGAAGATCTGCGCGAAGAATTCCGTAAGAAGAACCGCGAGAGTGACAAACAACTTTCTGAGGAAATGCAGGAGCTGCGAGAGAGCTTTGAAGGTCGCTGGCAGTATTGGTGGGATTAATTATCCTACGAGTGCACAATTAGCGTTGAGTTAGCAGAGTCTTAGAACCAGTCTAATGGAGACTACAGATAGTTTAAAGGGATTAGTCCAGCAGTGACATAGTTAAGAAAACACCATCAGTGAATTAACACTGACACGAGAGCCTTTGAGCCATGTGCAACGCAAACTGCGAGGACACGCTGTACAATATGTCCAATTATGATCAAACAATTACAGTATGCGAACCATAGAGTCGGTGCTCCTATAAGGAATCCTCATTGGTAAGGTAAGTAGACACTGTACTGTGTATCAAGAATCAGATACATGTGAATTATGCAAGAGTCTTAGAACCAGTTATATGAAGCATATTTGTAAAAGCTTTTACGTGCGTTTTAAGACGTTTAAACAACTCAAGTGGATTAGCTACCCACAAGATGCGTTAGAACGCCTTAGAACGCATAGAAATAGCTTTATTCAGGATCTTTAGGATTGATCGCCTAAGGATTCACTAAAAGAAAAAGCATATCCGTATGAGGTATACGTCCAAGACGTGGGTTCGACTCCCACCAGCTCCACTACGCACAAAGAATAAGGGGCTGTATGGTTTTGATTGGCGTGGAAGTAAATACACCTATTTAGTTAGGAAGGATACTGTATAAATTCAAATGGCAACTTTAACGTTGTTGACTATACTTGCGTAGCGTAAGTAACAGTCAGGTGGATGCGATAACCTACCAAAGTGGTTTAGATTCGGGAGAGAAAGGAAACATAATATTAACAGGTTTGTACTACTTCAATTGTGGGTTCGATTCCCACCTCTCCCACGATTATGAAGACAGGATATAAAGAAATGCTCCGTGACAGGTTACCTGATTACGTTGACTTGGCGCTAAAATGGTGTCGAGTTAAAGAGCTTTGGATTAACCACGTTTATAATTCTCAAATAAATATATATGCAGATAAACCAGAACGATATAATGCTACTCGCATTGTATTAGGTTTGTCTTCTAAAGAGCGTATATTTAAATTTGAAGAAAGTATAGACTGGGTATGGGCTTCTGAAGAAGAAAAAGCAAGAATGCGACCAGCTATTGGTTGGATCAATTTCTTTAAAACCATCTTTCCGTATATTGAAAATAAATGGAAAGTAAATCTCTCGTTAGGTAAAACGGAACAGGAGTTCATTGATGAACTGTCTTCTGGATACCTAAAAACAGTTAATGAATCCGTAAGGAATAAGTTAGCAGTTTTTATTACTAATTATTTGAAAAAATGATTATGTATTTTCCACGTACCAAAAAGATTTATCTTGCTGAATATGTAGGATGGGATTGGAAAGTTGTTTGTTATAAGGAAGGATGTTATAATTTTGCATATAAATGGAATGTTGTAATACCATCTAAATTTCATCATTTGATGAAAAACAACGATATTGTAAATCTATTAGGTTGGATTCATGAAAACATCGTAATGAAGATAGAAGATTTAACGTATATTACACTTAATGTATTGATACGAATATCAACGGGTCTTTTAGATAAATGTGATGTTGACAAGGATACAAAGATAGAATTACATTATATAATTGTCTCTCAATTGAGAAACAGGAAATCCTACTTAATCAACAAAGATTTACCTTTTTAGCTATAGATCATTGGGTTGGTCTATAGCTCCTAATTGTGGTCAAGCTATATCCACGATGCGAGTGACACGCTTATAAATAGCTCTATTTGTTTTGAAAAATCCACGTATTACCCCAGAGGAAGTGGAGATTATCAAAAGCGCGCAAGCTGGTAATATATCAGCTTTTAATAAACTTTTTCATCGTTACAAGGGATTCGTTGATACAATCCTATACTACTATCTTAAAGATATGGATGAAGCAAAGGATATAACTAACATTGTATTCTTAAAAGTTTATGAAAAACTCTCTCAATTCACAGACTATGACTCATTTGGAGGATGGCTGAGAATTTTAACAAACCGTACAGCAATTGATTACTTACGTAGTGTCAAGAACCACGCGAAACCTGTAGGAGAAGAAAGTGAAAGACTATCGCTTGCCTCTTCTATATCTTCCGATGAAGATGATCTTGTCAATCGTCTTGCATACGAGAGAATACTCGAAGAATTTGAAAAATTCCCTGCTCACATGAAGCAGATTCTTGAGCTATTCTATGTGAATAATATGACTGTTGTACAAATTAGTGAAGCTTTGAGAATCCCCACTGGAACTATTAAGTCGATTTTATCAAGGACTCGAAAGCAAATCAAAAAATCGTTTAATCAAAATTAAAAAAAATGGACTTACTTTGGTTTTTCATTGGAATCCTTATTATCTTTTGTATCGGTCGATACAATGAGAGTAATAAGTTGTTTTGGATACTGTTAATATCATTTGTTGGTAGTTTTGCAGTAGCTACAATCATTACGAAAGTGACATCGTATGATTCTAATGGAGCTAAGAAGAAGGAGGTTCAGGTATGTAATCCCACGCAGGCGTCAAATAACGCATCAGGAGTATTCCTTTTGGCAGATGCTATGTTAGGAGACACACAAAGCGTACAGCTAAAACCTGCGAGTCAGGAAACGTACATGCCTGAATTACTTTCAATCGGCTTCAATAGTCCGCTCGTAAATAGCGGAATAGTTTACTCACCCTTAAAACCACCACAACTATGTTTACATACTTCGATACTTCATGACATGTCATGAAACAAACAGCATTCAACTAATTAATTAACGTGATATTTTCACAAGTAAATAACTTTTAAATCATTATCAAAATGAGTAAGAAGAATAAAGGCGCAAAGCCACAGTCAAAGCCAGCTAACAACGCTGCAAAAGCAGCTCCTCAGGTAGAAGCTCCAACAGTGGAGACTAAGAAAGAGGAGAAGGTAGAAGAGCCTAAAGTAGAAGAGGTTCAGACACCTGCTAACCCAATGAGCGAATTCACAGAGGAGGTGAAGAAAGCTACCGCACGTGGTCTCGATCCAAATCGTACAGTAGACTTGCTTAACCTTAGCCACTATTATTTCCACGACCCAGATGCTGCAGCAGAACGTTATGGAATTAAGAAGGAAGTAGCTATCACTATGGATAAGTGTACAGCTATCGGCGTGATGACTATGTTTGCTCAGGAAGTAGCTCTTGCTGACACCCCATGGTCTCGTACAATGCGTCCAGCAGTACTGGAGAACATGGCAGAAGTTGCGAAGGAGATTGGTGTAACAATCAACCTCAAGTCATTACCAGCTCCTGACAAGGATGGTAACGTAACTATTACCCAAGAGAACGTGAAAGTCTCTGCGGAAACTAAGAAGAAGCTTAAGGAGGAGAAAGAACTCCTTGAGGAAAAGCCAGAATTGGATGTTAATAAGATTGAGAATAAGATGCAGCTCCGCAAGAGCCTTCTTATCTTCTTGTCTGAGCGCAAGGATTATCTCAACAACATTCAGAAGGCTATCAGTCTTTATGCAGCATATCTGGAGAAAGAGAAAGCCGACGCCACCAAGGGCATGTCTCGTATTCAGTTGTTGCATAGTCTTATCGAGCTTGTTGGAGAGGCTCCGATTGTAATGAATGGAATTGGTTCCTTTCTTTACACCGTTACCGCTACAACAAAGTCTCCAGTACCAGCCTTCTGTCACCTCAAGAATACAGTTACAGATCGCACCATAGGAAACTGTGAGTATGACAATCACTTTATAGCTGATGTTGTACGTGAGATCGTAATCTGGAAGGCTAATCTCAAGAAGGCTGAGAATAAGAAGTCTATTGAGGCTGTAAAGAAGAACCTTGAGGTTCTCAAGAAAGACGCTAAGAAGAACGAGAAGGCTATCAAGGATCAGGAGGAACGTCTTGAGACACTTGAGAACAACAGTAAGGTATTTGATGTAACAATCTCATACGTAACTGAGCCATCTGCAGATCCTATCGAGTCTTTCTTGGAGAAGCGTGCAGAGAAGGATCAGGTAGCTATTAAGATGTTCAGATCTCTTTCTGAAAGCATCTATCGTGGCACTGATCTTAAGGGAGTTAAGACAGACAGCTTGCTCGCAAACATGAAGATGCAGGCTGGAGTTATAACAAACATGTTCCGTGATCCTAACATGCAGTTCGTAAACTATAAGGAGTCTGAGATTCCTGAACTGCAGTTCATGAAGGAAGGCGAAACTGAAGAGCCTAAAGAGGAACCTAAGAAGGAACCTAAGGAAGCTCCAAAGGAAGAACCTAAGAAGGAAGATGAGCCAGAAAAGACAGAAGAGTCAAAAAACTAATTCAGACTGCCAAAGAAAAAATTCGCGAAGTTGGTAGTCGTATTGGTAAGGCTTACAAAGTCTTAAAAGGCGAATAAATCTATCAAAGATGAAAAAGTTAACAACATTTCTCTGCAGTATGGCATTCGCTCTTAGTGGCGTGTGCCTTGCTGTGAGTAAATCAGGACCACCACCATTGCCTGGAAACATGGTGGCGTATGCGGAGCCTATGAAACCAATATCAGCTCCGTTTTTCTTGAATCAGAGTAACACTGAGAAAGAAGCTAAAAAGGACACTGTGTTTACACAAGTGGTAAAACACGATACAGTCCAAGTAACTAACACAAAATTCAAGTACGTTGTAAAGGTTCGTACTGAAGCTAAAGCTGAGACTCCGTATCTCCCAGCATTTAGTATAACAATACCGAAGGGGAGTTGGGGAACCTCCCATGATTCTACAAGTGTAGTATCAGAATAAAAGAACCGAGTGTATACCGTATATAGTCGGCGCTCCTGTATATTATAAGCTATGCGCTTAGTATACAGGAGCAGCACGTTAGTCTCATATAAGGTCTCATTAGCCTTAGAGATGAAATTAACTTGATCCGAAAATATGTTAGCGCTCTCAAAGCGTGAGAAACCCAAAAGATAGGATGGAAGACATTTAAGCGTGAAAAACTTATTTGTATTAGGGAAAGCGTTGTATCAAACCCTATTCATATAGAAGTGAGAACCGTCTGGTGATGGAAATATGAGAAGACGCGTAAGTTGTGAGTTGACAATCACACAATACTGATACCGTATCGGAAATGTATATTATGATACTATGTATACAAGAACGTTACACGAGATGAAGCTATAATAAGAAACCCCGAAGAATATAGTACATGGTATGGCTATATGAAGGCAAGGCCAAATTCTATTATAGAAGTATCTACTAAAACCCAGCTCAGTGTTCCTCTACAACCAAAGTAGAGTATGAAGGAGTGAAAAAATGTATGGAGTATAACAATATCGTGAAGGGATAATACCCACGAAGTATACCGTAACTATGCTGGCTATGTAAAACCCGACTGTTCGATTCAGTCACCTTTTGGGTCACCTTAGGGTCCAGGGACGGGGTAAAACGTCTGATATATGAAGAAGTACGTCCGCCAGGCTTTGGTCGTTTATGCGGGATATAAAAGTAAAATGACCAGCAGGTTGGGCAATACCTGAATGCAGAAATGCTACGCGAAACGAGGCCGCGGTCAAAGTCTGATTTAAGTGTACACAGCTCTTTGGGTGGAGTGAAGATATAAGTGGTACATTGGGAGTGTCGATAAAAACGATTCCTCTACGCGATGATTACGTTACAATCATGTTAGCCGCACTCAGAGGCGATACTGGGAACGAACTTTAATTAGGTAGACCTGATTCTGAATACCATATTGCCAATGGTAATGAAAGATCCGTCAACCTTCAACAACTACAAGTATTAGTGCTTTGCATTATATTTACAATATTATATAGTCTCTACAGAATAGTAAGCTGGTATATTATGTATGAGTAAGTATATAGCTATAGATAAGTATTAAGAAAAGAGAGTTAGAGAGAAAACAAACATGTTTAACAAAAATGGATGTCCCCCGATAGATATACCCCTTTCGTTGTATGAAAGAAATTGAGTCGGAAATCCGAGTGCCAACCGTAACTTTGAAATAATTATGCAGAATAGTCATTAGAGAAGCAAAGAGTGCAATCGATGTGGTCTATAAACTATAGAGCAGTTATCAGTAAACTGATGGGCAGCAACAGAACTTAAGTACGTCCTTGCAATAAGGATAGGGAGTTAGTGACTCATTAATACATCCTGTCTCGGTGTATTAAAAAGGAATGTTGTGGGTGACAAGGGTAATGATAGGGTTAAATTCCCGAGTGTTCGTGCACTGTCTCGAAGAAATGAGAGATTAAAAACAAATGAGGAAGCTTATCCAATAGAAAAAACAGCCGTAGTATCTGTGATCCCCCTGAAGGTGAGATAGTTCGATAATGAAACGCAAATTATGTATTCCGCGTATAAGAATGAATACTAACATAAGAGATAATCTGTGGTGAATTAACAATCATCGGTAGTTACTTTTAAGTATGTGGAAAGTACGAGAAGAAATTACCAAAGTTTTTGTGGGTCAATCGTATGTGGAAACTTACATCTGTATCTCAGCACTGTAACCCTCCGCGAATCCTGAATCATCAGAGACTTTGACGGATACAGAACAGTATACTTCACATATTGTTTATTAGAATTAAACAATGAATTACATAAATCATTGCACTTGAGTGTGCACATTCAACATTCAAAGCTTATGATAGCAATTTTAATGATGGGCTAAGTTAATCCTACCGTTGGATTCCCGTTACATGAGTTGAGCTTCACTTAGAGGAATATAGAAATGTAACAGTTGAAATTGGAAGCGTGCTTCCCATTAGCACAGCAATTGAAGTTGATTTTTTCACAGCATTCAGACCCAACGAGGCAGTAATGTTTTATTTTATAAAGCTGTATTTTCAGCATAAACATTATTATTAATTTCATCGTTGGTTTATCAAAAACGATGTCAAAAAGGATGAAAAATTATGGAAACTGTAAAAGCATCAGTAGTAGCAAACAATCGTAAGTCACTCTCAATCGTAGGCCAGAACTTTGGCTGTCAGTATTATCGCCCAGAAGCACGTCAGAACGCTGTTAACTTCGACGAGAAGAAGCGTAAGATCGAGCAGGATGGCAATGTTGAGCTCACAACGAATCGCGCAACAAAGCGCTACCTCGTTAAGGGTTATGACGTAGTGAGCATTCAGCTCGGTAACGACATCACTGGTTCTCCAGTAGTGTTCATCAACAAGGATGATCAGGCAAGTGAGGTAGCAATGCCAATCTCTCCAGATTTGTCTAAGGTTGGTCAGGTAACAGAGGACGCTGTTTCTAAGGCTCTTCGTGGTGACAAGAACATCATCTTCTCTGACGTAGAGAAGTTGGTTAAGCAGTGTAATGCTGCAAACCAGGCTGAAATCAGCCGTATTGAGGAGCTTAAGGCTAACCTCGACAAGGAGTTGCAGTCTCTTCAGAATGCAATTGCTGGTAACATCAAGAAGCTCGATGATTACAATCACGAGATGAATGCAAGCACTAACGCTGCATCAGGTGTAACCGTAACAATCACAGAGGACTAAACCTATGGAAAAGCTTGTATCTGATGCAAGCAAACTGTTAATGCAAGTTCTAATGACTGATTCCAAAGTATCTGTAAAGATACTTGACAACGCAAATGATGCAGAAAAGTACAAGATTTGTACAATCCAAGATAATGGTACTATTGTTCTTGGAAAGACATCTGTGCGTTGGTGGAATCAGTTGTTAGGCTGTCAGGACAAAATTCCATTTGATAGTTTTGCTTTGAAAGTGTGGGACGCATTGGTAGATTTATCAAGCGGCCTTAACAATAAAGCTATTCTCAATGGTTTATCTATTGAAGTAGTAAAGAAGTCAGTCCGTACAAAGGACTATGACTATGTTGTCCGTCGATTATATGATTGCTGGACTCATGTAGCTCAGAAGAGCGAAGGATACCAAAAGGCTCTGTCTCCCGAGGGAGGCCCGGGTTCGGCCCAAGACTGTCCTGGTGGTACTTTCGCGTCCGACAAGCCACATGAAATAGTAATCAACATCAACGGTACTAAGAAAACAATTCCTTTCGTAGATAGTAATGGTGATCCACTGAATATAGGATTGGATTACGGATTTCTTGGATTTCGTAACTTGTAAGTGATATATCTGAGGATATAGAAGCATAATCCCGAGGGAAAATGCTTCATAACAAGCAGTTAAGAAAGAAAAGAATGAAGTATGATGATTCTAAATTCGGATCATCGTTACTTGGTTATTTACAGTTATCCATTTCCCCGAGGGGATTGGGGTGCGCTTCCTGCGGGAGGCGCACCTCGCGGATTAACTTTAAGTAAACTTGGTTCGATTCCAAGCTATGAGCAAGTGTAGGTAAATGATCTCTCGAATTCATATTAGTTGTATTTTTAATTTTAATCAAAATCTAATTATGAGTAAGAATAAATCAATTGAATTGAATTCAGCAAAGATCATCAATATCCGTAAGAATCTTGATATGACAATCAATAAGTATTGGAAGATCATTCGTGCGGAAAACGTAATGGCTAAGAAGGCTATTGCAGCAGGCCAGGGTTCTGGCTACGACCTCAAGAGTTTGTACAATGAAATCACACAGATGAGCGAAAAGCGTATTATTATTAAGGGTATGCTTATGTTGCTCAATATGGGTATTACAGAGTTCAACTATGAGGAGTTTAAGAAGACCAATAACTATGCTATTTTTGCAGCTGGTGAAGCCAAGGAGGCTATCGCTCAGCTTAAGATGATTCCTACCATTAATCCTTCTGAGAAGGCATCTAAGGGTAAGAAGCATATGGGTAAGACTGAGTCTTTTACCTCAGCAAAGATTGCATCTCTCATTAAGGAGAGTCAGTTGATGGCAAATAAGTTTGACGCTAAGCTCAAGGAGTTTAACGACAATACTAACATAACATGTACTGATGATATTGCAGACAAGTTCTCTACGGACTTAGCAGTATAACATCGGCACAAGTATATGGTGTATAAGGACCAGCATTTATGCGACAGTTCGAGGCTGTCTATACTTTCATTTTAAGGCCATTTAGAGGCCTTCTGAGGCGTTTTAATACGTTTCCAGGACAATTCACCGCAGAGGTGGAAATAGCGCCTTAGAACGTAACTATTTAAATCATTATCAAAATGGATAAGAATTTGCAACCAAATATATCAGACCCAATCGTTATATATAACACAGTAAAGAATAATCGTAAAGCATACTTGAAAGCTCACTTCTGTGTACGTTCAAAGAAACAACCATGGTACATGCTTACTAAAGGCAAGTGTAAGAACTATGAAGAGCGTATGAAGAGCTGGGGTGCTTGTGTAGATTACTTTGACGTTCCATCAGAAACTAAAGTTATGAGCGAACAAACTGTTATCAAACGTATTGGAAGTGCAAACTTTATGGAGCGATTAGCTCAACATAAGCTTGCAAAGTGGGTACGTAAACACCCAGCTCCATGTGATGAAATGGATTTGTTTAAGAACGAATTCCTTGAACCATGGAAAGAAGAGCGAGATAAAGCTCTTGAACATTTTCGAGATATCGTAGTTTCGATATATGACAAAACAGTATTACCGTATGACCGCAAAAAGGCATTGATTGTGCCTATGATAGATATGGGTGGAGGAGTCTATTCATATCCAAATATGGACCCGATTACGATCGGTTATCCATTATGTAAGTTTGCTGGAAAACGGTTCGTTAAGAAAGATACTGTAGTTGACGTATGTAAAAAGGCGCTTAAGAAAGTGTCTAAACAGTACAACTGTAAATCAGTTGACTATACATACGAACGCAAGGTGTTGCTCAGCGTAGCAGCATAACAGTGCTGGTGGTGACACTCTTCGTCCCACCAACACTTTAAAAAAGGAGAGTTGGCTGAGTGGTCTAAAGCGCTGGTCTTGAAAACCAGAGGGCGGTAAAACGCTCCAAGAGTTCGAATCTCTTACTCTCCTCCAATATTGGAGATTTAAGCCTAATTGGTAAGGCAACAGTTTGCTAAACTGTCAGTAATCGTAGCAATATGATGTATAGGTTCGAGTCCTATAATCTCCGCAATACTTAAAATCAATAATATGTTAACAATAGTATTAAGTGCAATACTTGGATTATTTATTGGTATTACATTATTTCCAATAGGATTGTTTCTTAGAGCAAGAAAATCTGGTTGGGATGATAGTAATATCTTTAATATATTTCATGTGTTGTTTCATTTAGCCTTACATCCTGATGATTTCACCAAGATGTATTACAAGAATGGGAAAAAGCCGTTCTGGTACTTAACAAAAGATGAGTTTTCAGAAGTCTTATATGTAAGACCATAGTAATAAATAAAAATAAATAATATGAATTACGTAAAACCATCAATTATCCAAATCAAAGTAGAGAACTTTAATCTTATGTCCGCTTCTAATAAAGAAGGTTCAACATGGGTTAATGGAAACGCTACTGGTTGTGAAAAGCCAGTAACTATTGATGATTTGGAGAAGAGTGATGAGGAATGCTCAGGTAATTAACCTGAGCTTCCTTAACTATTATTGATTAGCTGTAGATGGTCTAAATATTGGTTCGATTCCAATATACAGCACATACGTTTACTTAGAGTCATTGAACCATGTTTATACGAAATTTTAAAGTCGTTACGTACGACATAGAGATTTTCCCAAACTGTTTTCATTGTACATGTAAAGACACAGAGACACAAGAGTTATTACTTTTTGAAATATCTAATAGAAAGAATCAGCTAACAGAGTTAGTTGATTTTTTCGTTTCTAAAGATATAATATTTTGTGGCTATAACAACAAACATTATGACGACGTGGTATTAAACTATATTATAGACCTTCAAAGACAATTGAGTCGTAGAACCAGTCAAGAAGTCTGTAGGTCGTTATATAAGCTGTCTAAATGTATAGTAGAATCAGAAGACGGAGATATAGAAAGATTTAAGAGATGGAAATATACAAATAAATTCAACTCTATGGATCTTTTGACTATGCAATTTAGTTCAAAGTTAAGAGTAGGTCTTAAGGAAATGCAATTAACTATGCACTACAAAAACGTTCAGGAATATTCAGGTTCATTTGATTTACCAATCGAAGACTCTGATATTGACGAAATGATTGCATACAATATAAACGACGTTGAATCTACAACGGATCTATTAAATAGACTTGAAGAAGATATAAAACTTCGTTTATATATTGAAGATGAATATGGAATTCCATGTTTATCTTTCGATGGAGTAAAAATTGGAGAATCCATCCTTGCTAAACTTTATTGTGAGAAAACAGGCGTAGATATAAAAGAACTCAAAAAAAATCAAGAGCCAGTTGAAGACATAAAGTTAAAGGATGTGATTTTCCCTTTTATACAATATAAAAATCCGAAATTACAAGACGTTCTCGAAGATATGAAAAAACAAGTAGTTGATTCGCATGAGCGCAAAGGCTATGAGAAGAAGTTTGTTCTCTCAAACTTAGGCTATTCTGTTGGTGTTGGTGGATTACATTCTATCAACAAACCAGGAATCTTCCGTCCTGCCGAGAATGAGTATATTGGGCACAGTGATGTGGCGTCGATGTACCCATCGTTGTTAATTAAATACAACCTTGCTCCAAGTCGTGTAGGAAAAGAATTTTTGCAGGTCTACACTGGCGTTTATAACGACAGAATTTATGCAAAATATAATCGACAGAAACTTAAGGATAAGACATTGAAACTTGCCCTTAACGCTGTAACGGGAAAAATGCAAGAAGAATCAAGTTGGTTATACGATCCATTTAACGTCTTCCGAATAAGAATCAATGGACAGTTGATATTACTTATGTTAATAGAACGTTTGCTGGAGTTAGATTGTAGGATCATACAAGCTAACACAGATGGTGTTATGTATGTAGCTAAGGAAGAGAATCGTAGTAGAATTCAGGAAGCTATTACAGAAGTAGAAGCTATTACACAACTTGTATTTGAAAGCAATGATTATGAAGCGTTTTATCAGTACGCAATTAATGATTATTTCGGTATCATTAAGGGATACTCTGAGTCCAAAGACCCTAATCTGATAGAAAGAAAGGGAATGTTTATAACCGAGACCAAGCTTGGGAAAGGATTAGCACCAGTCGTAATTCCTAAAGCGGTTATAAATTATTTTCTTACAAAACAACCAGTTAAAGAGTTTATAATGTCTGATAAAGATATTAGAGATTTTGTAATTGGTCAACGCGTAGCTAAAAAGTTCGATGTATATCACGGAAGTGAAAAAGTACAGAGAATTAATAGGTTTTACGCATCTACAAACGATTATTATTTATTCAAGAGAAAATATAATGAGAAGTTAAAGGGATTTGAATTTTCTTATCAAGGTAAGAAGTTTGATGTAAAGAAATATACAGACATAAACCTTTTGACAGAATCAGGAGTTACTATCTTGAATACGTATGACGAAAAGCCTATAGAGCATCGTCATATAAACTATCAGTACTACATTTCTAAAGCAAGTAAAATTATTAGTGAGCTTAAGAGTGTACAACTGAGTTTGTTTGACGATCAGACTTGTTAACCAAAGAGTATAAAAGTATGATTATTGAATTAAACACAAAACTTCTGGATTATCCAGATAAATTAAATTTAAATCAATTAGTCTTCCTAAGTATGGTATTGGATAAGAATCAAAAATCTAATAATCAAGACGTCCGCAAAATTGTCAGCCTAATTAGCGACGACGAAATATCATACTTAATCGAACAAGGACTTATTACCTCGATAGAGAGAGGGAATTCAATTACATATCAAGAATCTGAAAAGCTTACAGCTTATATCGAACCAGATCGTAGCTATTTTGATCAGTTTTACGATATGTACCCAGTTTATGTCGTTCGTCCAGATGGAGAAAAAGTCTATCTTAGAACGAATAAGAATAAATGCAGAAATCTTTATAACTCCTATGTTAGTAAAAGCTATACAAAAGCCGAACATATTAACAAGTGCTTAGTTAAGGAACTTGAGAAGAAAACCAAGTTAGGCAAAATAGGATATATGAAGACTATGTGGAGATGGTTACAAGACCATCAGTGGGAAGAAATTGAAGAAGAGATGCTAAACGAACAGCAAGAGCAAAATACAGAGACATATGGAACAGAACTTATCTAAATTGATACGTCCTATGTCTGTAGTTGCGAATGAAGCTGTTCAATATATTGCAGGCAGACGTGAACATAAAATCGTCAGCTTAAAAACAAGATGGAATAAGTTTAACAAGCAGTGTATGGGTGGAATAGAACCTAACACTGTACTTACCATTGCAGGTATCTCTGGAAGTGGAAAAAGTTCGTTTGCGAACTTAATTACCACAGACGTGATTGATTTAAATGAATCAGAAGATGTTATAGTACTTAACTTCTCTTTAGAGATGGTTGGTTTTAGGCAGGTTGGAAGGACGCTCTCAAATAAGCTAAGAAGAACGACTTCGACTCTGTATAGTTCTGAAAAGGACCTAGACGACAATACCTTCAGAATGGTCGTATCGGTAACCAATAAGCTAAAGGAGTACCCTATTTACTTTGTAGATAGTCCTACTACTCCCACGCAAGTTAAAGATATAATATTCCAATTCTATGATACGTATGTTAAAGGAACTAACAAGCATTTCTTGATAGTATACGATCATGCGTTACTAACAAAACAAGTAGGATCTGTATTAGAGACTATAAGTGAGTTAGAAAGAGTGTTCATACAAGCTAAAAAGCTACCAATGACAAGCATTATACAGCTTGCTCAAATGAACAGAAACATAGAATCTTCTGAGAGAATAAACAATCCGACAAGTCATTATCCTATGAGAAGTGATTTGTCATCATCAGACGCTATATTTCAAGCAAGCGATTACGTTTGCGTTATACATAGACCAGAAATATTGGGCATCCAAGAATACGGTCCGAATCATTTACCTACTTCTAACAAAGTATACATACACATGTTAAAGAACCGCGATGCGGGAAAACCATGTATACTTGAATTCGAGAATGACCTTGCGTTCAATAATCTGATAGAAGTATAAGCGTCAATTGTAAAACATTTTAAGGCTGAAATTTTATGAATACATATACTTTTACAACTGGCAACAATAGTAACAACAATATTAAGAAGTTTTTCACATTTTCCTTTCTCAAGAAGAATAAGCCTACAGACTATTCTGAGGTTCTCGATGACCTTATTCTTGATAATCTAATGGAGACGAATTCGTATCTCAAGGATTACAAGACTAAGATGGAAGATGCAAAGATCTTCAAGGCCAGCACTGCTTCACTGAAGGGCAACGAGTTTGCAGAGGCAGCATCATTCCTTGCTAATTATGGCAAGAAGAAGACTTTCCCATTCACATTTGGTAAGGTTTATAAGCTCGCGGGCATTCCAGTTATCTTCTATGATGACGAGATTCAGATTGACCGTGACATTTACACATACGACGACTTCGAGAATCTTGCATTCTTGAATACGTTGAGTGCTCCAAAGAAGAAGATCATTATTGATATTTACACTAACAGTCACAATATCAATATTGAGATTAATAAATAATCTAAAACCTAAGAGTTAATGATTACATTACCTACATCTAAAGTTCCAGCAGTTTCAGTTAACCCACGTTTCTTAATTATCTATGGTCGTCCAAAGTCTGGTAAAACGTCAGCATTGGCACAGTTAGAAAATAACTTGATCATAGACTTAGAAGGTGGTTCTACATTTATTGATGCTATGGCAATACAATGTCGTAACATTAGTGACTTAGGAGAAGCTGCTCAAGCCATTAGAGCTAAGAATAAAGAAGTAGGGCATAATTTCTATAACCGTATTACAATAGACAATGCTACTCGATTAGAGGAGATTTGTTTAAGTTATGCTGCTACTTTATATCGTCAAAGTCCAGTTGGAAAGAACTGGAAGGGAGACGACGTTCGTACATTACCTAACGGTTCTGGCTATTTCTATATTAGACAGGCAGTACGTAAGGTAATTGACATGTTTAAAGAGCTTTGTGATGAATTCATATTGGTCGGACATGTTAAAGATGTACAAATTGATAACAACGGAGAAGAGTTGTCAGAAATGGCACTTGACTTAGTTGGAAAGCTTTCTGCAATTATATGCGGAGAAGCTGACGCAGTAGGTCTTGTTTACCGAAAGGGAAATGAGACTCATATAAGTTTCAAAGGAGGAGATGGTTCTATTAAGGAGGCCCGTGCTCCACACCTAAGAGGACAGGATATAGTCATCGCCAAAGGAAACGATGATGGAAGCATAACAACCTATTGGGATAAGGTTTATAAGGATTAATCCCTATTATTTTAAGAAGTTATAACTCAATAAAATTAAGAAATTATGTATAGTACAAGTACAGCTGTTACAAATAATAACGAGTCTAATGGTTCTTATATGCCAGTTGGTATTAATGAGAACGTATTCTTGAAGTCTGTAGAGGCTAAAAAGTCTCCAAATGGTCATGATTTCCTTGAAATTATATTCGAGGATAGTGAGGGTAAAACCGCATCTATAACAGAATGGAAGAACGAAAAGAGCATGTGGGTTAAGACCGATGAGGATTTACAGCGTCGCGATAACTTACAGTTTGGTCGTATCATGCAGATTATCAACTGTTATTTCCCTAAGATTGAAGGTGAGTTTAGCACTTTCAAGGAGATGATAGATTGGGTTCAGGCTACGCTCTCTCCTATGGTAGCAACAAAGAAGGCTTTACGTCTGAAGGTTGTTTACGATAAGAATAACTATACTCAGGTATCTAAGAATGGTATCTTTGTTGAGCCTATGGATAAGGCTGAGACAGAGATTAAGAAGTTCTCTCGTGACAGTTTTGAGCGACAGGTAGTCGCAGATGTTGAGAAATCAACAGATCCTCTTGCTTCAGCTACAAACGCTGATAGTACTCAGGCATCAGGTAGTGACGACCTTCCATTTTAATGGTAAATAGTCACTGGTGGATACATCCAAGCAAGCTTGGTGCAGAATATGATTTACGCGAGTGATGTCCGTATCTCTAGCGACGCCAAGACAGTTTTGAGGTTCTGTAAAAACCTCACACGGGATGTATGGTAATATGTTTCACTGCCATAACTTTTCATATAGGAGGTTCGATTCCTCCTCATCCCACTATAAGACCTAATTTTGCCAATTAGGCTTGGGTGGTAAACTTAATAACCAATGGGAGCATACTGTCCATAAACAAAGTGTATGAAGCGCTAAGGAACAATGCGTAAACTATGTTAGGATGCTGACGAGCTAATTGTGTAGTTGGAAAGGTTAATAGAACTTACATGAATACGTAGAATCAACAGGCTATTGATTCGATTAAATCGAACAACAATGACGTGTAATAAGGCTATTCCTACGTTAAGTATAATTTTTGCTCTGATATGGAGAGGGAGCGTTCGATTTAAGGCCATTTAGGAGCGATTTAAGACGTTTAAGCATAGACTTTGTGTAGTTGTTAAGAGAAATGGTTTGAGACGCTTAGAACGCAAATAAATGGCCTATTACGAGATGTGTTAACTGGAAGTTGATATCGCTTAATTGAGTTAGCTAAATGCTGAGGTGGTTCGAATCCACCCATCTCGACTAAAATTATTACTATGGAACGTAAAGATTTTGAAGAAGAGGTTTTAGATTACGCAAATAATCGTAAACCTAAAAGCTGGAGAGTCGGACAAGCCGTATTTAATTATATAGATAATAAGTACGGAGTTGCTCGAGACGTACAGTTTAAAGAAAATGTAGATTGTTTTTATGATGATAAACTGATTAAAGACTTTCTAAGACTATCCTATAATAGGATTCGTAAAAAGAAAGGTTGGTAGAACCTTGGGGGTATTTTGGAACAAGCATGAGTTCGACTCTCATGATACCTACACTAACAAGAACTTATAAGTCAAATGTATAGTACAAAAACAGCAATTACAATGAGTCTTAAAGACTTGTTGTCTATGTTGGATGATGAAAGTATCTATACATACTACTTAGGTAGTATAAAAATAGGGAGACTTATTAACAGTCCATTAAGGAATGATGATAAGAATCCCTCTTTTGCTATATTCCGAGGTAAACAAGGCGGATTATTCTTCAAGGACCACGGTACTGGAGATGGAGGTAATGCTCTAAAGTTCGTTAAGTTAATCAAAGGGATAGAAACAAGAGAAGAGTTTGAGAGGGAATTACTGAGAATAGTTCGTAAAATGAATCCTAATATGTCTATACGTCAACAGACTTACACCCAGAACGTAAGTAATGTTATGGATATAGGAATCGTTAGACAACCATTCACAGATATAGATAAAAGATATTGGAAGCAATTTCATATCTCACTTGATACGCTAAAGAAATATCAGGTGTTTAGCATTAAATACTTTCTTTGTAATAGAGTCGTCAGAGGAACCTATAAAGAAACTAATCCTATGTATGCATATAAGGTATATGATAGATTTAAGATTTATCGACCTTTAGCATCCAAGTATACTAAATGGCGTACTAATTTGACAAATGAGTATGTTCAGGGATTAGCCGAGTTGCCTAAGGATGGAGGAAATCTCTTGATAATCACTAAGTCTTTAAAAGATGTTATGTGTTTATATGAGATGGGTTATAATGCAATCGCAGCTTCAAGCGAAACAACATTTATTCCAGACAATGTTATTAAATCATTGAGGAGTAAATGGAAACATATACTTATACTATATGATAGAGATCAAACAGGAATGCTAAGAGCTCGTAAGTATAGTAAAGAGTATAAATTTGATGCTTTCTTCGTTCATAAGAAGTTTAAATCGAAAGATATATCTGATGCAGTAAAAGCTAATAGTTTTAATACTGTAAAAGATTGGCTTTCACAAACATTAAAGAAGTATGATTGAAACATTGATTCTGGCTATTTCGTTCGGAATAATTGGAGGTATGTTAGGGTTTACCCTAATGTACAAAACATCTCCAACTATAAAGATGAAGAACGGCCGCGTACGATATATAGATTGTATAGATACAGAGTATATTACTGTGTCTGACAAGAGTGGCGTAGAGATACTTAACGCAGCTTTTGCTAAGAATAAGAACGGTATAAACTTTGTTGAGTATGCCACAAAAATCTAAAGGGAGAGTTAGGAATGCGACTAAGGTCGATAAGTATGGTTTACACTTTCGTAGTAAGCTCGAATGCTATACTTATGAAGCTTTTATGAATGCTGGAATACCAGTAGAATATGAGCCAAAGCATTTCACTCTCTTACCAAAATTCGAGTATAATCAGGAGAAAATACGAGCTATGACATATCTCCCAGACTTTATAGGAAAGGGGTTTGTCGTAGAATGTAAAGGCCTGATGGGTGATAGTTTCCCATTACGATGGAAGCTATTCAAATACTACTTGAAACAACACAGAAGTAAAATGAAGTGTTACCTTGTGAGAAATCATAAGCAAGTAGATGAAATGATTCAAGAACTTTTAAGTCAAAATAATTATGGAAAAGAAAAACAATAAAGGTAAGTTTATAAAGGTAGGTAATAGTATTTCGTTTAAGTTTAGTACTGATGGATTAGACTATGACTTACAGCCTGGATCAGTTTACACAGTAAGCTATGATAGTTATGAGGAAAAGCTTACTTTATCTGAAGCGCCAAGTCTGAAATTACCAGAGAAGGTGTATTCAAGTGAAAGTGATGATAAGTTTATGAAAAAGATTCTTAATCGCTTTCAGAAGTCTAAAGACGAGGTTACTGGTGTCATACTATCTGGACTTAAGGGTTCTGGTAAGACAGTAATGTGTAAGAAAATCGCTTTGGACTCAAATCTCCCTATCATCTTGATAGATAAGTCACTTTACCCAAGTGTTCTATGTAAGTTGTTTAATTTGCTCGAAGATGTAGACGTCTGTGCAATTATTGACGAGATAGACAAGCTTGGTGAAGACTATGACGATAGTTATCTTTTGAAGATTCTCGATGGCATTAACTCTTCTGGTAGAAAGTTGATGCTGTTCACATGTAACAATGACGATATGATTAGCGAATTCCTTATAGACAGGTGTTCTCGAATCCGTTATTGGAGAGAATTTGACGAGATGAACAAAGAGTTGATTAAATCTATACTCGAAGATCGTCTTAACGACAAAGATGAAGTTAAGTCTGTACTTGACTTTATTGTTAGTCGTTTTGGTTGTGTTAGCTTTGATAATGTAAGTTCGTTTGCTCAAGAGATAAACGAAAATCCTAAGGATACATTTGAAGAGCTATTTAATGACATGAACTTATCTGTAAAGTAATATGGAGATAACTGTACCTTACTACGAGGACATGACTCGTATAAGTAACTCTAACATAGGCTGGTTCTTGAAGAAAGGGCCAGCCTATTTACATTCTATGCTAACAGGTAAAGCTGAAGGCGAAACAGGTCGTCAGTTAGCTCGTGGAACTATGATTCACGAATATCTGTTACAGCCTGAAGAATTCCATAAAGACTATGTTGTATGGGATAAAAGTAGACCTTCTTCAGCGCAGCAGGAGAAGTTCTGTCAGGAACTTGCACAGAGTGTTGAAATAGAGCCAAATAAAGCCGTTATAAGCGCATATCGTGCGTCGTACAAGGGTTTACCTAAGTCAGATGATTTGGTGCTCCCTAAGGCTCTTAAAATGGCTGAGGAGTACTCTGATTATATAGAGTACCTTAAGATAAATGATAATCGAGAGATTATATCTCCATATGACGCTAAGATGTTAATGGAGGTGGCTGAGAATATTCAGAAACATAAACTTGCGTCTAAGTTACTTAAGAATGAGTATATTGGACAAGAGGATGAGCTTCATCATGAATTCCATATAAATTGGAGTATGTGTGGAGTTAAATGTAAATCATTACTTGATAGTGTACATTTTGATTTTAAGAATAAAGTATGTACTTTAATGGACTTGAAGACAACTGTAAATATAGGTTGTTTTGAAGAGTCTATGAATCACTATGACTATTTAAGGCAATTGTGTTTTTATAAACACGCCTTAATGTGGTATATCGTAAATGTATTAAAAGAAGAACCAACTGTTGATTGGGAATTCAAGTTTTATATCATCGGTATAGATACAACTGGAAGTAATGAGATACGTGTTTTTGAATTTACTGAAACACAAGTCAATAGTAGGTTAAAAACTATTATAGACGTGTTAGAACAAATACGCTGGCATCAGACTAATGACAAGTGGGAACATACACTTGAGTATTATACTGGTGACGGAAGTGAAAAATTGAACCTATGAGTCATTTTGAAAAGATTTTGATACCATTCCTTGACAAGAATATGTATAAGATAGACTTCACAAGTTCTGCAGGATTTGTAGATGCTTATGAAGACGATGAAGATAGTCCAAATGATAACAGAAATATATATCTTATGTACGATATGAAGAAACATAACTTGTATACTCAAAGTAGAGCTACAAGATTTGAACTATCTTCAAACTTATTAAAGTCTTATACGAAGATAATAGATAACAAACCATATTTAATCTATTGTTTTCATGTTAAGCAAAAGTATAAGAAATTCTTCGACGGTATAATAAACTTGACGCATGATGAAAAGATCTCAATTTTGCAATTTTGGGGATCTTACGATGATAGCGTTAAGTTTGCTCTTGCTAATCCAGCTATTCAGTTCACTGGAGGCAAGAGTATACCTGCCGAAGATTATATAGAACAAACAAAGGGGATTACCATACAGAAAGCTGTATAGTAGTCCCCTTTTATTTTTTTATTAATTTATCTATTATCCTGTTTGTTGCAGCATTATAAACCGCCAAAATCATCAAAACCTCCCATGTCATCAAGATTTCCAAGATTACTAAAATCGTCAAGATCCTAATCATTTCGTGGGCTTGTACCTTTCTTTTTATTCTGCTTCAAATCTATTCCGTATAAATCCATATACCAATCTATCATCTTTCCATAGAAATGTCTATTAGACTCTATACCGTTCTCAGTGAAACTTGTAACAAGATTATCTGGCACACCAAATAATTTTGACCACAACTTTTCTCTTTTTGTAAAGCCTTTATATTTTCCTTTCTTTTTGATAACCTAATCCATCTCTGGATCACCTGTCAGCTAACCAACTGTTAATCCATACATAGAATTACTAATATCGTTGAAGCCACTATTTAACACAGACATTTCGTGTACAACGTCTACAGCTTCAGTAGGACTTTGACTTGATATCTTTGATTGTATGGTTCTAACTTGCATAGCGTCAAGTGTACCTAAATACAATTTTCTACCAATATAATCTTCTTGAAACCATCTTGGAATATCTTGAAGGTCGTCTGGTCTCTAATGATGTTTATCACTACTTAGTATCATATTAGCCTCTGAATAATCATGATACTTCTTATAAGCTAAAGTGATACCAGTTAAAACAATTAAGAACGCAGACATTGCTAACCATGAATTCTTATCAACAACTGATAGTTTCTCATTACCAAACTTATTGAAGTCTAAGGTAAATGCATATTTTAGTTTATTGAACAATGTTTTTATAGTCCTAAACATTCCCATAAACTGCTAATCCTAAGACATTCCAGTTTCGTAGTTATATGAGAAAGCTCTACGTCTTTGCTCCTGTGTCTTCTTATCAAGAACACTCTTACCACTAACATGTTCTTTATCTCCACGAATAGATACATCGTCTTGACTTGTAAATGTTCTTATTGACACATCATCTGAACCTGCTAATAAATTCTAAGCTATCTATAAAAGCCAACCACGCATAGCTCCCATGTATTTACCATATTTATCATCCTTATACATAGGTCTATCATTTTCTGGGTTTACACCATTTATAAGGCCTTGTCTTATCTATGCTTTTGTGTAGACGTTTCTTGCTTCAAGCTCATCTGTAACATACTATTGATATTGAGGTTTAACAGTTAATTGATGCGTAAATACATCAAACTTATAAGCATTCCTTAATGTAGTTAAACATTTCATATGAGCTACAGCTCCTTGAGATTTTGTTCTACCAGCATTCTTAAATGCATATATTAACTAATATCTTGTATAGAAACCAGCTGGTACTTTATCATCGCCTTTATAGAATCTACAGTTTGACAAATATTGTGATAATAATATACTGTTGTTAAAGTAGTCTAAAGCCTAAAAACCTAACATTAAAGCAGATCTGAAAGTCCTAATAGTTCTGCCAGTATTTATATCCTTAAAATACTCTCTAACTCCACCTTGCGTTCCAAATCTCTACATTAAAGCAGATTGTTTGTTATTTGGTAAAGCCATACCGTAGTTAAGTATTTGAGGTATTTGATACATAAGGCATCTTACAGCAGCGTCAACCATATCTCTTGGTGTTGAATACTTCCAATTAAAAATATCCTGTATCTGTCGTGTTATAGAGTCATACCATCCAGTACCGATAGACATAAAGTTAAAGCCTAATATGTTTAATGTAAATAGATTTGTTAAAGAATTACCAATCTTCTTCAACATGGTCTTTCTTTTGTTCTGAAGTGTATTCTAATCGAAATCAGATCTGTTATCATAAACATGAGCATCCATCATATGTTTGAACATCTTAGATGAATTCTTAGACGATGTATATTTGTATGTATTACCATACTAATCAACACCTCTATTCTCATCATCCATAGCTTGCTAATATGTTTCTATTATAGGTAATATCTCTGACTTATGCTTATAGTTAGAAGCTTGTATCATGTAGGCTATCGTTGCCTAAACTATATCTTCTGATATGTTCTACTGGTTTTCAATATTCTCAAAACGTATATTTAAATCATTTGCAGACGTTGTACCGTCAAGCTATAATCTATACTCATCTCTTGATCTAATATAATCATCATTATTGTTTATATCAGTCCAAGCATTCCACATATTCTTCCAAGTAGTCTTTAAACCTATATTAAATATGTTTGAGAATATCTAAGATGCTGTTTTACTCTATAATGCAAACTTGTAAGACTTATACTATTTACCATATATTTCAGCTCTCGCATCATTTGTAGCCTATAGCAATAAGTCGTACAACTACTTCATCTAAGCATCTTTCTCTAACTTTTGATAATCTTTGTTTTTATAAGTTTCAAGTTTAGGCTACTCAGCTTCATGTAAATCATTATCATAGTTCTTGTTTATAAGATTTATAGTATCATCAGTATCTGATTTTTTACTAAATCTTCCATTAGGAATAACCTTAAAACCATCGTGTGGTAAGAATACACTGAATATACTTAATGGTTCATCAACTATCTATTTAACACCTTTTCTTGTTCTTTCACGTTTAACAGTAAACATGTTTGTTATTATATCTCTTATCTACTGTTCTGAAGTAGCAGATATTCTTACAGGATCTCCATTTTCATCTGTATAGTTTAATATCTCACCATCGTTGTTTAAAGCGTAGTCTACATACTGATCTACAACAACATCAAACCAAGTCTTAAAATATACAATCTACTAACCCTCGTCTCTTCTATCGTTTAGTTTTTGTATAGCTAAATATTGTTCTTTTGTATACCATTGGCCATTAGTTCCATAATACATACCATTCTTCTAGTATGGAATTAAAACAGACTATCCTTCTTGACCAAGTATTTCTGCAACACGTTTAGCATCATCTTTATCTAATCCAACTTCTGAGTCATAATAATCCTACTCAGCTTGTTTATATCTCAACCAGAAGTCTGTATTTGTTGAGATCTTCTTTATATTAGCACCAAGCGGATCATTTTCAGTTCTAACAACTCTCAATAAAGAATTTCTTATAAGCTGAGCTCTTAAGTCATGCTCAGAGAATGGTAAACCTTTGAATATTCTTGGATCTGCTTTATATGTAGAGTTAAAGTATAAGAATGAATTTCTTTTTGCTGGATCTTCTATCTTATTAGCTTCTTTGTAGAATGCTTCTTCATCATAATCAGACTACATATGCTTCTATAACCAGTTATTCCAAGCCTATATCTCAAACGCAGTACGAATTTCATCTTCTGACTTAGGATCACCTATTTCGTCGTAAGGTTGAGATAAATCATCTAACTTATCCTACCATTGCTTTAAAGACCTCTGCTCGTTAATTGATAGCAACTCTGGGTGAGAATAACCAGTTTCTGGATCGACTGTTTTCTTTAAGTAAAAGTTTATATTCTGCTGAATATAATCCATTTTCTATATAGTTGAAGGTCTTAATCCGTGGTTATACTATGCGTTTGGATCTTGATAGTCATAAGGAGCACTTAATCTTTCTAAGTAATACTTTAACGTGTATTGCCTTTCATAAATATCATCCTTTATAGACTCTACTTCTTTTAGATACTTTATAAATATAGACGTTTCGTAATCATCTTCATCATAAGCATTTCCTCTATCAGAACTTCTTACATATGTATTAAGATCGTCGTCCCATATATAATGAAAACCATATGTCTTATCAAAATACTCATGTAATTTCTAAATCTAACTCTAAAAGTCGTGAAGAGCCTATCCGTAGTTTCGTTCACGTATAAAGTTACCGCTTGGGTATTTACTTCCGTTCTCGTCAACGATATACTCTATCATCTTCTTCTACCAATTTGGACTAAGAGAATTAATAGGATGTCTAAATATTGAATTCAGTTTGTAATACTATGATAATATCTCATTAATCTTTGGTAGAACTTCTACGCGTGTTTTATGCTCAGATATTTGTATCATATGGAATACCTACTTGATAATAGGATTATCAACCTATGAATTGTTCATTACAAAAGCCTTAAATGAAGATATGTCTTCGTGCATCATATTTCTATGAAGCCAGTCTTTAAGAACTTCTTTCATAGTTTCTTTATCCTAATTCTCAGCTGTAACATATTCATCAACATACTTATCAACTAACTTATCAGATACTGTATATAGTGCACTCTTGTACAACTTATTAACATTATCCAAAGTCTATCTAAGTTCTTTAAGATTTATAGCATCTTCTGGAGATAAGTCCCAAGAATTTATTTGGCTAAATATCTTATCCATCAAAGCATTGTAGAAACGAATATTGTCTTTATATAGTCTATAAAGAGATTCTGTAGATACATTAGAGAAAGGTTCTTCTGTCTAAGAATGTTTGTAAAGATAACCTAAAACAGTATTATAGTTCTATGGCTCAAGTGTCTAAGCATCAAATACTCCCATAGTTTGTAGCGCAAACTTTATAGAATTTGATAACGCTGTAGCATCATCTTCTTTATTCAGAGCAGTTAACCTCTCATGAATTTTATTCCACTGAATAGTCTACTTTTCATTTTTATTACGCATCTTTGCATATGTTTTGTCCAACGCTTTAAACATATTGAAAAGTAGCTTTCTTCTACGAACAGACTCAGATTCTTGATTGTTTGATATATTCTTTCTCTTCTCACCATCATTCATTCTACTTATGTTAAAGATAACGTTCTTCTACATAAGTATATCTGTTAGGTCTTTAAATGTAGTAAAGTCTTGTATATCTCCAACCTCTGCTACAAACTTATCTATATCGCTTCTAAATGGTAGTACGTTCTTGAAATACTTTGTTATAGATACGAATACTTTCTTAACAAGAGATTTTAGAGTTTTGTTTCTATCTAATGCAGCAGTGGAATAATATCTTGCTAATACTTTAGTAATTAACTCTTCTTCTTGATTTAAAGCTCTTCCAACATCATCAACATATATCTACTGAACTTCTTTAGAAAGCGATTTAAAGGCATTTCTAGCCTCTCTAAGGAGCTAATTATACAGAGATGGGTTATCATGCTTGATGTTATAAATAAACGTGTGTAAGAGCTCTTCTGCGACTATTTCAGTGGTAACTCTACCACTTCTTAGATATATAGTATTACCAGTAACCATAGCATTGTCAAGTACAGACATGCCATATGGCAACGGCTGAGACTCTTCAACCCATTGTACATTAAACTTAATACTAAATATTTCGTTTAAGTTGTTTATAATATCTTCTATCTTCTACCTATCTTTTATCTACGTTTGTTTTAGATAGTCAAAGTTATCAGAACTTTCTTTATAACTAAATCTTTCACGACCAGTTTTCTCATCAGTCCAATGACCAAGTTTTAATCCAAACTTATCATCGAGTATTTTTTTAATCTTACTTGCGGCTCCTTTTCTTGCAGACTTTGGATACTGATTAGAGTAATCTTCTGCAAACCTAATAACAGATCTAATGTCTCTATTATTACGACTCTTTGGTTTTAAGTTATCATTTATGAATTTCTCATCTATAATCTTATCACCATTCTTATCTTCTTTTAAAGACTTGTCTATAATAGCATAAGCCTTAAGTCGTATAGCATCTTTTCTATTACCACCAGTAGCAACAAGTAGTTTGTCGAATAAGACAGAATGAGCTCCATTTGGAGCTCTATCTATCCCATTTCCATTATTAGCTGACCAAATATGATAGGCAGCCTTTTCGCTTGTAGCTTGTACTATTTCATTAAACTCCCTCGCTACATCGGGATGTTTTAAATTAGGACATATTATCATAATTAATCAGTTTTTTATTTTTTACAATGATCCATATTAGACTAATCAAACTTAGAGTCATCAAACATCTATTCATCATTAAATGTATTTTCATACACTTGCTTAATAGCGTCCTTGCCGTCTTGATTTAGTTCACGAGTACCAATACCTGCAAAGTTTTTAGTAAGTTTAGGAATACCGCTGAATACTTGCCATTGACCATTAATATTAGAGAACCATTGCTTTCTTATCTAATCATATACATATACAGGTTTATTGTCATTTATAGCCATCTAAACGGTCTGTCCAGTACTACCTTCTACAACACCATTCTTAAGATGTCCTACTGCAAATATAGCATCAGAATTCTAAACTTGAGATTTAGTTTCGTTACTATAATTCTATGATACAACACCATACTTCTCGCCAATTGCACTCCAATAAGAGTCTGAACCAACAGCTCCACCAGAATGGTTTACATATTTATCCTAATTTGGACTTTCTGTTTCTTTGGAAAGTTGTTCGTCTTGAAGAGTATATTTATTACCTTGTGAGTCATAATGTATTATATGATCCTAAACATCTCCTTTTATACTATCCCATGTCTATACCTACTTTTCTGTTAAGACACTCTAAACCTAAGGACTTTCTAACCACATTTGATATGTAACAGTCTTGTCTGGATTATCAAGAACATCTTTAGCATAGTCTAAATAACCATAAGCTAATAGTTTGTAATATGTATAAACCTAAGCTGTATTGTTAAACTATTTTATATTATCCTTCTCTTGAACCTATACTTGACCAGACATATAATCATACTCTTCTGCTATAAACGTTTTAGAGTCCATAACTATATCGCCAACTTCAATTTTACCATCATAAGCTGTAACTTTAGCATCAAGACCAAGATTTATTAATGCGTTCAACTGTGATATTTTATTTATTCTAACATCATTAGCCTTATATCCTAAATCAAAATAATGTTCATAAATATCACCTTGTCTGGTATGAAATCCTTTAGGCTTTACAAGCAAATAGATAGCTTCTCTAGAATGCTATGAATGATAGTATAACTAAAAATACCTATCAACTCCATTTATATTCTTAATAATCATTTCACGTGGAGAGTCAGTTGATAATAAGAGAACGTTTTTAGCTTTCTTATCAAAGAATTTAGCTTTCTTATCACCAATCTTCTTAATTACTCCACTCTTTGTTCCAAGATTAAGTATTATAGACTTTTCATCTATATCCCAGCTATTATTATCTAATGTATCTTTAATATACTTACCAAGATTGAAATTAGGATCAACCTAACCAGAGATAAATTCATATGGTATATACTTAGCTAACTTATTCCATCCAGAGAAAGATCCACTTGTTAAATATGCATACATTACAAGATCTTTTGCAAAGTTTGCAACATTCTCATCTTTATCATTCAGCATATCTAACCAAGCATCAGCGACTAAATCTGTAGAAGTTCTACTTCCATCAAGATTATCAGATAGTTTTAAGAATACAGGCTGTTCTACCTTTTTACCATTTATCATAACGTCCTAAGGAACTTCATCGAAATACAATTGCTGTAATAAGAAGTTCTTTTTCAAATAAGCATATTTAGGATTGTTCTATATATGATAATTTAACATGTTTAATCTTGCTGGTATACTATAAGATCCGAAGAATAAATCATGCATATATTTATCGTCTTTACCCATGTGGTTTCTTATATAATCAACTATATACTTTTGATTTATCTAAGTTTGTATATGATTTGATATAGTATTTAACTATTTTTCATTAAAATAATCACCATGTATTCTTCTTGCAATTCTTATAACATCATCCTAAAAACGTGGATTTGCATTAAATGATATATGACCAAGTATTTTTGTTGGTAATGTAATTGCACTATATGTTTTTGAGTCTATCCAACTTCCTTTAAGAAATCTTTCTAAAGATTGCCTATCAAAAATATCAGAACGTTGAAGATCCATATATTTCTTCAAATAAATCTATTGCTACAATATAGTCTTTCCATGCTTTCTCGTATCAATCTTAGTAAGACTTACAAGATTAGCTAATTGTGTTGCATATTTATTAATAAAGTTAAACATAGCTAATACATCTAACTACTATGTAGCTTTATTAGGATCACCTAAAGCATTTTCCTTAAGAACATTATTATTTTCGTTCAGAATTAAATTACTGTATATAAACACAGACTAATCTTTATCAACTCCAGATAATTGCTTTTCAGTAAATCCATATTTAGCATAAATAGCCTAATATTTATCTTTTAGAGCTTGATTTGGATTTTCGTATTGCAAATAGTTATTATTAACTTCTGCATAAGCTTCAGCCATATCTTTAATTATAGGTTGACACATAAGCCACAACGCTTTTTGGCCAACACCCATACGACTTAAGAAGTTAACAATATTATAAGTATATGGATTAACATTTAGTCTACTAATCCATGGGTCTTTCACAATATCAACGTGAGCATTTATAAATCCAGACATCCAAGAAGCAATAGGATTACCATTATTATCAAACAGTTTATCAAGCCTATCAAGACCAATCTTTCTAAGAGTATCTGTGTCATTAAACTTAAGTTGATACAATCTTACTAACTCATGATTTGTTACATTCAAAGCGAATGGGCCTATACCTTTCTTACCAGTAATATAGTCATTCTTTCTATTTGTCTACTCATGTAATGTTCCAAAGTTGTAAGACTCATACTTAGTATTTTCTGGAATAGGTAGAGCATCAGCTACACTCTTTGATAGTTCAGTATCATTATCAATAGACTTATATAAGAAGTGTATAGAATTATCTATATCTCTAAGCAAAGTTTGCATTACATCTATAATGTCATTCTACAACAATTGCTCCATATTTAACTCCTATTTCTCACCATGTTTAAATCCTAAGTTTTTAGATACTAAATATAGGTGGTCAATATCGAAGTCAGAACCAGTAATCTTAGTAAATTCTTCTGGAAGTATTATCGCAGACTTCGTTGCAGGAATAACATCAACGAACTTAAGTGCGTGTATTGAAGATTGTGCCTAAGTAGGAATACGATAACCTATTGTTTCAGATGTAGAATTTTCACCAATAAGATTATTATCAATTAACCATTGTCTTGCCTCATTAAAAGATAATCCATGTGGTAATAAGCTTTCAAAAAAGTCTATACTTACAACAGCGTCCATAGTTCCTTCAGAATTAATCATCTGTAGCCTCTTTCCACCATTTATAGATATATCAATATTCTTATCGCTCTATAAAGAGCCATCTTCTATAGCGAATACAGATCTTTGTGTAAATGATGTACCAGGAAGATTAATATCAATAATATCTTTATTAATCTTTGATATAAGAATACTTTCTACCCAAGATGCATTTCCAACTGATGATAGTGGAACACTAAACTCTCCATTATCATCAAGTTCTACTGATTGCAATACAGCTTTACTAACACCTCTTGTACCTAACTGTTCTTTTAAATACTTACTAAGTTTTTTATTGTCAATTCCTTTTTCTTCATCACCATCTATAAAGAAGTCATATACTATTTTTCTCTTTCCAATATCAGATATTTTCTTTATAGCATCCATCATCTTATCTAACAACTCAGAACCTTTTACACCATTGTATGATCTATCTAAACGTAAGTTTTGAAGTACAATCTTAACCATCTGTGTACCAATAGCCATCAAATCTCCCTCTTCTGGATCAGTGTTGAGCTGATTTCTAAGATGATCATATCTTTGAGTGTACTTGTTAAATGGACCACTTAGTTTACTACCATCAAACTTAATAGCGCCAACAGAGCCAACCTTAACAGCTGAGTCCATAAGCATTTGATCAACTCCTTGTTTTAGCATCTCATTATAGATAGCGTTCATTCTACCTGTTGCTAAACATGGGAATATTGGGAATAAGGCAAACTTGTCATAATAATGTACAGCTACATTTGATACCTGACTTCCATTTATAGAATGTTCATGTATTCCGTAAGCAGTATATTTTGTAGCAACAATATTAACAGCGCTATATACCAATTTATAAGCATCAGCTTTATCCATCCATGAATACTTTGTATCATCGTTTGTAAGTATTTCAAAAGCCTTAGCAACTTTATTAGTATACTTTCCTTGCATTCTAATAAGGTTTCTACACATGTCAGCAGTTATATAAGACGCACCGTCAGCAACGTTTATATCATCCTTTAGACCGTCTGAAAAACTCTTAGCATCGTCTAATGCTTTTTGTAATAATCTTACTAACTCTTCATTATTCTTACCTTTATGTTTTTCACCATTAAAGTTAAATTCTTTAGCAGCTTCTATAAGATCTTCTGGATTTTCTTTATACTTTTTACTTTTCTTATTATATGCAGCATGATAATCACCTGTATAATTTGAATAAATATCTCTTAAAAGAGAATTTTTAAACTTATCGTCAAGGCTATTTACAACATCAGATTTTGAAGAAACTTTATAATCCTTGCACTCTGCACAAGTATATTCATCTCCAATACCTGGTAATTGATTAATATTATCATCTCCAGTAGAAACCATA